ATAGGAGAAGATTGCCAATATAATTGATAATCTATAATCCCTGTACAATTCTCAAAAGCATGTATATTCACACTTGTTACAGTTGAAGGAATACTTACTTTTTTAAGACCTGTACAATTTTGACAAATTCTTTCAACAGATGTGATTCCATTAGGTAAGATAATCTCTTGAAGATTTGAGCAACCATAAAATGCTTGTGAAGAAATGTAAGTTAAATTTGATGAGAAAGTTACCTCTTCCAAAGCAGTATCCCCCATAAATGCACTTGAACTAATAGATGTTACTCCTTCCATAACTATTTTTGTTAAATTAGGACAAGTATGGAAAGAATATGCTCCAATAGATGTAACAGATGAAGGGAGATACACTTCTGTTACATTAGTTAAAGCAGTACCTACATAACCATCATTAAATTGTATAGCAGTAATCTCTCCTTTTATTTTTACTGTGTATGTTCCACTTGTACTGTATGTATGGTTTAATGCTCCACTTATGTATGTTTCAGTATTTCCATCACCCCAATCTATTGTTACTGTGCCTGTATAAGTAAAAGGTGTTGATGAATTGGAAGTTATTGAATCTCCAACTACTTTTAATATTATGTCATCATAGGTTGGTTCTTCTTGTTTTTCGTATATTACTCCTCCATTTTGGAGAGTAAGGGATTTTACTTCCTTACCACCAATCATAACTGTTTTCGCATCTGTGAAAACCATATTACCACTACTCTGCAAGGTCTATGACAATATTCGTATGATTTGCATCATAAGTAAAACTTTTATCAACTAATGGGGTGGAAAATTGAGTATACTTTAATCGATAGTTCCCGTATGGCAAATCATCTATTGTAAATGTGTTTTCTCCTGATACGATAGTCAATGGTTTAATAGTGGAAGTTCCTTCTTCGTTCCATATACCTCCGTTGGTGGAAGGCAAATCTCCACCATGTAAAATGGTTAAGTGTAATGAATGGTTGGGTTCTACATAGAATGTTTTTGTTTCTGTACTGTCATCTGTGTAGGTGATTGTTATGTCTAATGTGTCGAAAGAGTCTTTGTCTGCTTTTCCTGTTATGTCTTGATGAGTTGTTAGGAAAGCATTTGTGCCATCTCCATCGTTGGTTAAATCACTTGTTTTAGATGGTAAAGTTGGTTTATCGGTTAAATCAGTATAAGACCCACTAAATAGTCCTTTACCACTTTCCTTATCCACTTTATCCCCAAGAGCATTAGTTATGACCTTGTTTTGGACTGGGTGTTTACTGGTGGTGCTTAATTCACTATCAACAATCACATCTCCACCGCCACCACCCCCTTCGGTGTTTTCTGCAATCTTTTTCAGATAATAATTATCTGAATGAACTGGTTCAACTTCTTCGCCAGTATTGTTAGCGATTTCATGCAATAGTTTATTATTAGACTTCATATTATCAATTCTCCTTTTTATACTAATGGTTTAACTTTAATATCTTTAATTATTATTCCATACCTTAATCCTAATGTGAACCAGTAATTTTGTACTGTTTTTGAAAAAGTACCCAACAAAGAACCTTCTCTATAAACAGATATAGAATTAGCTCCTACACTAAATTTATATTTCCCTGCTCCCCGATTACCAATGTTATAAGCAGTTCCATCAATTGTTAAACTATTATTAGTTTTAAACTCGGATTTCAAATAGGAATTATGGTCTGAATCAGAATTTGAATCATTGTTCATCAAATGCAGATAAGTAGATGCAGACCCACTTACTTCTACTATTTCAAAAGTTAATTCAGATGGAACAGAAATCTGTGGTTTAAAAATTACTCCCCCCCAACTGGAACTTGATATGCTCATTCCATTATTGGAAAAACTTGCAGACCTTCCGCTTTGAATAGTCCATTTGGTAGCATCTACTGTACAACTATCATAGTTTATACAATCTTCAATAGAATAAGTGTCTTGTACTGAATTACATTCCGCAGATAATACTACATCTCCGCTTCCTGCACTATTATAAGTACAAGTTGCAACTCCATTGGAATCAGTAGTAACTGTGTCCAAAACAGTAGAACCTTTTTTAAACACAACAGACTGACCGCTAACACCTACACCAGCTTCCATATAAGTCGCAGTCAAAGTAGCAGAACCACTGTCTGCATAAGACAGAATACTCTTATCACTAATTAAAGTTAATGATTTCAAAGGTGCAGTTACTTCTATTGTTACACTGGGGCTTTCCACATTCCCCACTTTCGCAACGATTTCATATTCTCCAATGGTATCAGATGAGAACCCATTGACTGGGTTTCCTTGTGCATCTTCTGTCATATGAGCTATTCCATTGGAATCAGTTGTTCCTTGTCCTATTAGAGTATATGTCAATTTTTAATCCTCCTTTATGTAAAATTGTACTGTTTTGTTATCATTAGGCACTCCATTGTCTAAAACAAAAACAGTTAAATCTACTTCTTCGTTTCTTGCAATACTATACGTCTCTCCTTTTATACTTACTCTATTCAATAAATCATGTTCTTTTTGACTAACAATACTGTCTACTTGGGCTTTGGTATAATAACGGTCATCATGATTATGTTGTGATGACCCAGACGCTGCCCAATCAGTCCAACCGGACCCAGCAATTAACAATCGAGTATATACAGTATTTGTATCATAATAAGTCAAAGTCTGTTTCGCATACCCATGATTCTCAAACTCTTCTGTCATTAAATAGAACGCTTTATTATTCGCACCACTTAACGGGCAATGTGCTATATATGGAGCATAACTATTATCACTACAATAATAAAAACCACCATTCACATAATCATCTAAATCCTTCGCAACCGTAGTGTCTGGAATCTTATTAAACAATACTGGCTTATCAGTTAAACTATTATATGAATGAGTATGAGTAACATCTGCTTTCCCTTTGACAAGTTTATTAATATACTCTCGTAAACTTTGTATAATTGCATTAGTATCTGTTAAAAGTGTAATGACTTCTAAATCATCATATCCTATAAACTTGTTATCTCTACGGATTTGCGTTCCCGCCCAAACAAATACTTCTCCAAAGTTTTTATCAAAAGCAACTTCCATGCTCTCCTTGATTAGCTTCCATAGCTTAATTGCATCTTCCGGATATTGAACAAACCCTCCGTAATAATGTAATTGGTTTTTATTAAATCCTAATTCAGTGCCTATCTCATATGCTTCACTATGGTGAGGACTTTCTTCAATAACCCAATCATAATCTTCAATTTGTAAAATATCCATTTTTGACGGAGAATAAGCATTGACAAGATAATTAACTTCCTGCATCATTGGCGGAACTCTCTCTGTATCCATTACGGAAGGTGGGAAAAACAAAGCCATATATACCCCATCAGTATACGCCTCTTCGTTTTTAACAACACTCCTTAAACCATCACTATAATCACATAACTTTTGATTTAACCAAGCCATTAACTCGGAATCATACTCTGCTTCCCATGATGTAGTATACTCGGGCATATTCTCCCCAAATTCACTATAATACATTTGTGTTGTCGCATCATCATAAAAACAAGGTGGCTGATAATGCTCTGCATCACCATCAGGTTTATAATTCTCATTCCACCACCACCACGCTTCCCCCATTTGTAGAATCGGTTTCAAACCAACGCTTACAACAATATCTAAACATTCACTACTAACATACTGCATATAATCATTAACTTCTGTGTTGCATGGGGAGTAGAAAAATGTTGAAGGAATCCAACCAGTCAAAGCGTATCCCTCTGGATTGTCTGTTGTACCAAAGCATTGTTTTTGCCTCCACCCCGGAGGACATTGAAGATTTTCCATTGATACAGACACGATAAAATTATTAACGCCATTCTTTTTGCATTCAGTAGCATAACAAAGTAACCAATTGGAAAAAGCAGGTGTTAAAGGATATTGTGGGTCAAGAACCATTTTCTCCGTACGTGCATGGGTTAAACTATTATCCCCAATAATAATCGTATCTCCAACAGTTCCTCTTTTCTCATAAAAATGAGATGCACCAATATACAAATCGACCCATTCAGAATAACCAAGTTTCCTCATCTCTTTACAAATCCTGGTAGGATTTAGATTATAAAAATCATCATAACCCTCACATAACCGATATTTATGTGGGGCAAGCGGAGTATGCTCATCACAAATATAACTATTAGTAACTTCAATATTATAAGCAGTAAAATTAAAATCAACATTACTCATAATAGTATAAACAGCATCATTCTTTTCATAAGCAGATGGAATCAATAACAACATAATATACTCAATATTATTAATATCAATCCCTTTATCTTCTTTTAAACTATCAAAAGAAATAGTAACATGGCTGCCACTGATAAACTCATACATATTTACATAATGAATTTCCCCAGTATTCAATTTAATAGTTAAAGACACTGGAACATTATGATCCGTCCATGATTTACAATTGCTCATACTGTAATCAAATTCTAATGTAACTCCCTCATAATTTGTCCGAGAGCCATAGGAGATATATGGGTGTTGGATTATATCTTCTGAATACCAATAAATTCCTATCATGTCCTGTTTTGTCCTAAAAGTCCCCACTACTGAAAAATCAGTTAAACTTTCACTTGTAATACTTGCTGATGATTCAAAATTATTATTAATGCTCCAACAATCCCCTCTGAAAAGAGTATATTTATCTTCTGTTGGTAAGCGATAATTTTCAATATCTTCTAATAACTTTCGATAATATTCATTAGATAAAGAGTTATCCATATTAGTAACTGATAATGCAACTTTTTCGATAAATTCATATAGATTAGAATCAGTTATCCCTGCTTCTCGCATTTTATCTTCGAGATTGTCAAGAAAGAAATTCATTCTGTCAATATCTTTTCTTAACTGAAATTCATCACTCATCAGGCATCATCTCCAATATCAAAGTACAGTTATCATTATACCTTGCTTGTTGATTATAACGTATACAGTAACCCCAATATTCGTCATGGGCTATATACTCTCTGCATTTCCTGCATGGTCGTTCATACATACTAATTCTCCCATATGTAGATATTTTCATCTTCGATTGCTGTTGCAGTTCTACCGAAATATGTTGTTTTTGCTTTTGCATTCTTACGAAGTTTTTCCTGTTCCTTTTTAATCCTCAAATATGGTTCTAATTCATCTAATCCTATCTCTGTTTGGATTGATGGTTTTTTATCATTATTCCATTGAACTTTGATTGATTTGATTGGTTTTACATCATTTAGGACTTTACGATTGCTTATTACTTCAACTAAATCGTCTATGTTAAGATTTGGAGCATAAGGAACGACTACTGTATAACTAAATGATTGTATAGGATTATAATCTTCACTGTTTTTCGCATTGAAGTAAGCTTCTTTCGCACCAATTTGGTCGCTAATAGTTTTTAATGTTGTTTGCTCACCATACTGAACAATACTCTTTATATCACCAGTATCAACATAATTATACTCGTTACTACTGTTTTTGAATACACATATAGTCTTGTTTTTTAAATCGCTGACTGGTTTGTAGCTGATGTTAGTCCATTCAAGGATATTGTTGTCATCGCCTTCGGTTGCAGTGAATTTTGTTTTTGTTGCATTGTTAAGTCCGAAGAAGATTTTATCGTCTTTACGGTGTTTTCCGTATTCTCTGCGTACTGTGTAGTCTGCTTCTTTGACTATATCTTCTAATATTGAATTTAATGTTTTTCCAGTTGATTGCAAGTCCTCTGGATTTATCGCTGGTCTGTCATCGAAGATTATTTGATATAAATCCATTTTACAACTACTATTATCATGTGTGGATTTATCATAAGTATACCAATTAGTATTTTCATTATTACTTGACTTCTTGGCTTTTGGAGTTACTAATCGGATTGATTGTAAGTATATGTTTTTGTTTGCGAAGTTATCATCAAAGAAACCACTCATATCAACAGAAACTCTTCTTTGAGCATTATTAACCCAATAATTAGGCAAACCACTCCAATCATTATTAGTACCAGCTTTTAATGTGAAATCGAGATTAATCTTGTATTGCTTTGCCTTTAATGACTTTTCAGTTGAAAAACAAATCTCGATATAACACTGAATCGGCTTATCCCTATCGTAACCTTTGGTAGTAGTAACAGTAGTCGTAGATGTAGTTTTTGATTTAGAACTTGTTACACTTGCAATGTTCCCCCCACCTTTATAAGTTTTTAAGGCAGGCAACCCACTTTTCCAGTTACTTGTCTGAACAAGCATAGTAGACAAACCATACTTCTTATATGGGAAACTAACCCACTCGTTTTTGCTGTTCTGATATTGTACACTACGATGATTTGAAGCATAACTTGTCCCATATTGTAATATCCTACAATTGACTTTACGTTTTTTTAATTCAGTGAATAATAAATCAGAGAACGCCCAACAATCTCCTTTACCAGCTTTTTTCATAGCAGAATAACTGGAAGTTGTACCCAACTCATATTTGTATTTCTTTGCTACGTTTGCAACTTCTTTTAATACGGTTTCTGGGGATAATTTAACACCGGACTTTGCAACCCCCTCCATTTTTCCTTTATGGAGTTTTGTCTGTTCAGATTTAGATGATTTAACAGTAGACCCCACCTTTGTAAGCTTTTTCCAAGGACTGTCCTTTTCGTTACCTAATGCGGAAAAATCACTATCACAACTATTACAGGTGATTTCTGTTTCTATCGCTGCAACTCCCCATGAACGTTTTGAACCGCCCCAATTTTGTGTATAAATACATTTAGTATCGCTTCGGCAACTATCCCAACGTAGAGTAGCTTTTCCACAGTGAGGACATTTGTTTTTGAATGTGGTCTTATAGTATGTTCCGTAATGTCCGCTATCTCTTGCACTGCTGACTGTTCCAATCGCCATGACGTATTTTTTATCAGCACTAACTCCACATTTGCTAAAATTCTGACTTCCTGTTCCACTGCTTTTAGAAGTGATTGTTGTGGATTTTGACTCGGTTTTTGGGTCGCCTAATCCATAAGTCATGTGGAATGTTAAAAATGAGTCTTTTCCAATCTCTCTTAAACAAACAGGATATTTCTTAACATGGTCTTTTGCATTATATAATGTAATTGATTGTTTCTTTTTACCACTACTATTATTCCTTACGGTTACGAAGTTTTTCTGCATTGTTGCTTTCGCATTACTTGTAGCTACTTTTTTAATGTCTTTTTTCTTACCGAATTTTAATGATAATCCTGTATGGTATTTTTCACCAGCAACAAGATAGTTTTTACTGATATTGGATTTTAATGTAAGCTCATAAGCATCGCAGATGTATTTTAATGCCTGACCGTATGTATTGAAACTTATTGGTTTATAATATTTCTCGGTGTCTTTGGTTTTATCGCTTGTTCCTTCAAGTATTAACATTGTAGCAAGCATATATTTAGCTTCGCCATCTTGTAATCTGTCAGAACAGTTTAAAGTTAAATTTGATTTGTCCTCATTAATATCCCAACTTGTTACATAACCTCCAAATCTTCTGATAATGTTGAGATCATTGGCATCAGCGGTTTCTTTTGCATAGATGTTGATCTCGTCAGCATAATTGAAATAATACCCAGAGTCAGAGTATGAGTTTTCGAGTAGGTTATTGTATCCTATTTCTACTTTGGCTTCGACTGGGTCTGCTTTATTGGATAATGTAAATTCCACATCTTTTAACATTAAAACAGTTTCCGGACTATCTGTTATATCCCCAGTTAAGGTGATTACTCTTGTTATTCGTGTTCCAAGGAAATAGCAGTTGTATGGTAGTTCTATTGAGAGATTTTGTTTTCCCACATCGAGGTTTTTAAAAATAGTTTTTCTTTTTAGCCAGTCTTTTTCCCCATCAAATTTAACATCTGAACCGTTTATACGATGTGTTGATTCTAATGTTTTTTCATTGTTGGCTAATTTCTTTTTTAATGTTTTTAATTGTTTTTCTAATGTTTTTAGGTTTAATTTAGCACTGCTTACTGCTTTTGTACTGCTTTTTTTATCTTTAATGGTTTGTTTAGTAGTGTTAATTTTGTCTTTGATTTCCTTGATTTGTTTTTCTAATTTAGTGATTTGTTTTTCTGTACTGGTTATCTTTGTTGAATTTAGATATTTTACTTTGCTACTGCTTGATTGTATTTCGTATTTGCCAACAAGGTCTTTACTATTCTTATTTTCATATAATATATCTATACGGTATTGTCCTTTGGTTTTAACGTTGTATGGAATTGTTACTACAAAAGGTGAGGTGTCTTTACAGACTATCGCTTTTAAGTGTCTGTGATTGACAAGTTTATAGTTCTCTCCTTTGGTTATTTTAGATGGTGTTGTTATTTGTGTTAGTTCATGGTCGTAGCTAAATAATTCAACCTTTAAATACTCGTAGGTTGGTCTTATGACTTCATGTTTGTGTTCAGAATATTCTCGTGGATTGTGGATTGCTGTCATGAATATCACATCTTAAATCCATCGTTGTGGATTGTTGTTTCTTGCTCGTTTTGATTGTAAAATTCCATTAAGAGATTTGTTGGGTTGTCTATTTCCGGTTCGTGTTCCAAGTGTGGGGCGATTACTGTTAATTGTGATTTAGTTAGTTTTTTTGTTGTTATTGCGTCCCCATATGGTCTGATGACTTGTAAGTAATTTTCAGTTGAATTTGTGTATAGGTTTATGAAACGGTTTTTGTTAAATCCGATATTGGCTTCTTCCATCTCTTCATCAGGTTTATGCCATACGCCATCATATTCTTTATTGGCAAACATAACTTGATTGAATCGTAGTGGGTTATTGTCATTTACACCGATTATGACTAATTCGATTTGGATCTGGTGAATGTTATGTAAGTGTGTTGATGAAATTTCGTATGTGTCGTAGTATGGTGAATAAACATTATCTACAATCCAACGGTTACCTATATGGAGCGGTTGATAATTGACAAGTATTTCATTACCTTGCAGATTATAACAGTGGAGTATATAGAAAACAATACATACATCATTACATTTCATATTATTAATCGAAAATGTAACTGTATTGCTTTCAAATCCCGCACTGACTTTTGGGAAAAAAATATGATATTCCTCTTGCATAAATCATAACCTCTTGAAAATCAAATTATTAAAATTCAAATAACTGCCTTTACCCATAGACTTTAAGAAACCAAATGCTGGATATTCGCTGCCAAAACTATCTTCAACTGTAAAATTACCTTTTTCAACACCATTAACATTCAAAGAGAGATTATCCATAGTTTTTGAGATGATTACTGTATCATTAGCTTTTAAACTCATACTAACTATTTGATAACTGGCATTTGGATTTGTTCCTTCATATTTCCATGTCCCATATAAAAAGTAGAATGTGTTTGTAGCACCAATTACATCAAATTGGACTATCCAGTCATCAGTAATTTTAGTTTCACCATCTCCTAATGCTATTGTAACTCCATCATGTTCAGTAACTTGTTCAAGATGGTAATATGAAGCTAATTTTTGTAGTTTCCCTTGTAACATATTATATTCATCATTAAGAGAACCTTTGGCATTCCAATATTGAATCACGTCTTGTATGCTCATTGATTGTTGCCAGTTCCCACATTTGACAGTAAATTTAGTAGTTCCTTTTCCAGTGCATTTGTATATGAATTTAGCAACACCATTAGCATCAGTATTCCCGCTCTTTAACAAGACATTATCTTGAAGAAAATCGATTCTATAATTGTCTATTTGCCTATCACGAGAATTAATCGTAGCAGTAAAACCTACTTCTTGATTAACTCCACTTATGAGTTTATCTGGGTCAAATAACATATTTGCTTGTATGGAAATACCATCTATCTGATATGCTCTTCTCACATCAATAGCGAGAAGTTTCCCCGAAGATGAATCAGTGTCATAGAATATATATTTGTTAAGTGCGTGGAAATCATCAACACTAAAAGTAACTTTCCCGTTTTCATCGGTTGTTCCTGTTGCCTTTTTTGTCATACTCATTTTAATCCTCCCTCCACAGACTTATCACTTCGTTAGAGATTGGATTATCCTTGTAATCAGTTAATGTAACATCGTAGACAATTGTTTGACCGAATATTGGTCGTATAGGTTGAACCTCGACTGTTGTTTTAATTCCAAGATAAACAACAATTGTTTTTTCATATGAAACATAATCATAATCCCCATCAAAAGCAACACGTATATAATTGATTCCATCGCTGAAAGTTGTCCCATCTGTATTGACAATTTGTGCATCACCACTGCTATCTGTGGTTAATGTATCGATTAATGTGTCTTGGGTTTCGCCTTTTAGGAATACTTTTAATGTCCTATCCTCCCCACCTTCGTAACCATCGAAATTAACATTGATTTCCCATTCACTATCATTATCGATAATGATGACTTCTTCGTTAAATTCTGTGGAGTCATAACTGAATGTGAATGTTGGCTCGAAAGCGTTCGGTAATTCTTGATAGAATGGTATGCTTAATGACCTTGATGGTAATCCTTGTTTATTACCGAGATACCTTGCTTGGATATTATGTTCTACACCATAACTCAAATCAATTTTAATAAATAATGCTTCTGTTTGTTGAGTCCATTCTAACATTGAAGTGGAAGTATATGATCCGTCTAATGTAGTGCAGTATTTGAATGGTATTATTGTGTCATTGTCGTAGAATACGATATTTGATGTTCCATAATCTCGTAGTACGTTTAATGTGAATGCTACGGTACAGTAATGTAAATGTGTTATTACTGGCGGTGTGAATGAACCATCTGACTCGGTTACTCTTTTTAATACGGTATCGGTTTTATGAACGTATCCTTTTTCACCGGTTATTTTAAATACTTCTTGTTTTATACTGTAATCGTATTCGGTTGTCATGTATGCCATGTTTAACTGCCTCCGACGGTGAATGATTTGGTTAGTTTGTTCAAGTTTTTATCACCAGCAAAGGTTACTTTGAATGTCTTGGCTTTGCTGGTGTCGGTTGTCATATTAACGTTACCGTACTCATTTGTTGTCCTGTTATATGTTTTTCCACCGACTTTGATTGTTAGTTTCTTGTTTGGAATGTTTAAGTCGGAGTCTGAAATTCCGTCGATTGCTGGATATAATAGTTTAAATCGTACTTTGCCTTTTGTACCGGTTTGAGTAACGGTTTTTGTTATTCTTGGGGTATTCTTTGTGATTTCAAGGTTTTGGAATACACTGCAAACAATAGTTTTATCACTGTTAGGTTCTTGTTGGTGATAGAACCTTGCACCGCACTTGTATTTTCCAACGTTCCAGCTTGGAAGTGAGGCGATTACTGTTTTGACTTTGTATATTCCGTCTTTGTCATAATCGGTGTCAGACCAAATATTGGCTGGTGTAACTTTCTCTACGGTTTTTCCGCCGACTGGTTCGCCACCTCTTGTTAATTTGAATTGCCAATCGACAGCACTCATGTATTTCATTGTTGATGGCATTTTTATGATTTCTAATTTGTAATCTCCGAGATTGGAAACGGTTGGGGCTTGTTGTTCTGGTTTTAATGTTAGTTTATTGCTTAATCCGACGCCTAATGCACTGTTTCCTTTGTAGATTGCTTGTACTGTGTGTTCGTTGCTGTCTGCGAAATTAACTCCGAAACGGTTTGTTGTTACAGTGTCTACCATTATTATGTTATCATCTGTGTCTTTGCTCGGTTGTGAACTGTTGTTTTGGACTAATTCCACTTGTGTTGTTTTCCCATCAATAAGAACTGAAACTCCTTCGTTTAAAGCGTGTAATGGTATACTTGAACCAGTGAACTCTAATTGTATTTTTGTAATCACATCACCTACTTGGAAATCAGAATGACGTATACGGAAAGTCAATGGTAGTATGCCTGTTAATGGAATGTAACTCGGTGAATGTGCTGTTGATGAGTCATTTACATAACATTTTAGGTATATGTTATTGTTTGGTGGGTCGTATTTGATGTTGGAGTTTAGTTTTACGATTAGTTGGTGGTATGGGTCTTTTATTTGGTAATTCAAGGTTTAATTCACCTCCTTTTGATTATGGGTTGGGGTATAGTAAAAATATAACATAAGTACAATGTATGTTTCAGTCAGGAAACTACACATAACTTGCTTAAACTGAATATACTGCGAAGTTTTTATATTTCACAGTAGCATTACTGGTAATTTGCATATATACCCTATTCCAAGTGCCAGATAGGGTCTGTGAAGTTAATACATTACCATCAACAACAATACTTACATTTAAACCATTTGTAGTGATTTTTGCATGATGGTATTGCCCATCAAAGTAACTGCTCCAATATGTCCTACCTTGTACGGTAGTGTCCTGTCTGAATTGAATATACATATCATTACTGGTACTGAAATCAAATTCAATACCATAATCCCCATCAAATCCATCAATCCTCATACTACCATTGCTTGATGAAGTAGTAACTGTTGTTTCAGTAGCCCCTGCACTAACAGACACACTATTCTCATTGCTCCATGATGGGTGAGGTGATACCCCAAGGTCTTTGAATACACAATCCCGAACTTCATATGTTTCTGACTGAATACTACCACTACTAATATCTGATGGGTCATCAGTAGATGCACATAACTGAACCAACCCCTTACCAGTACCCGTATAACCCGGATTACTACTAATATCCGTCCATGTACTACCATTATCACTTGTACTATGAGTCATATGTGCTACACCAGCACTATTTGTTGTTCCTTTACCAATACATCTATAAGTTACTGTCATATTATCTATTCCTCCTCTTTTTCGTAGAAATATACGGTTTTACTACCTATTCCCCCACCATCATAGTTTTCGACGGTTGCGTGTAAATCAAGTTTTTCACTGGTTTGTATAATCTTTTTAGGTAATTGTTCTCTTATATTATATACTATATCCGGATTTACTTCGGTGTAACTTTCATAATCCCCAAGTACACCATTATAATCTGTTAAGACTGGTATTTCTTCGTGTATTTCACTTATTCCGCCAGTTACACTGAATATTGTATTATCATTTGAGTAGCAGTGTTCGCTGACTTGTGCGATTGTTAATGTTGGGATTGTTATATCGTTCTCGTATGGTTCTGCTTTGCCTGTGTCTTTGTTATACATTTCAAGACATGATTTGCTGACATTGCTTCCTCCAACACATGACGGAAGTAGATTTGAGTCATTTACAAGACTCCATAATGCTGGGAAATCAAAGCTGTCATCGTTCACTGATTCTGCCCAGACCTTGTTCCAGATGGTTGTAAATCCTATATCCTCGTCTTGATGTTTTATTATGACATATGGGTGTCCTCTGTACATTACAAATGTTGTTGTACCTGCTATAACTTCTATTTTATCATCGGAATAGTTTCCTATGCTAAAATCAGTGAAATTAGTTAATTGTAATTGACCCACATTCAAATATTGTCGAGTATAAATATCATACTTCGCAAGATAAACAGCACCACTCAAACGATTAAAACCAACCCTAACAAGTCCGTTCTGCAAATAAAAAACAGTATAACTATTATCCAAGTTAAACAAACTTATTCCATCACTTGCAGTAATATCTACACCGCAGAAATACATATAAAACGGTTCTTGAATATAAGTGAACGGTCTGGTGTCATCTTCCCAATAATAAAGCATTCCCTCTTCTGATTTCCTTGTAAACAATAAAGACTTATCGATAATTGGGAAACTACTAACAACAAGATTATTATACTTATTAGTCAAATCACTTGTCAAAATAGACTCTTGCACTTCAAAATCAAAGAAAGTCAATACATCTTCGGTTTCACCGTCAGTATTGCGATTTCTCCATGAAACATTATAATAATAATTGCCTACTGGTATTTCAAGTTCCTCATGGATTTCTCTTCCATTGTAACCCTCGTCAGTGATTGTTACTTTATTCTGATTAATCTCAAAGTGTAATGTTGAACCGTACATGAAATCATTGTAAATCTCACCATCGTCAGGTTCTTCTTCTTGAACAACTTCTCCTTCGTTATCAGTGGTTAATTGTAATGCTTCGATGTCTATTGCAAGGTTTAAATCTAAATCAAATGCAGTAGTCCACTCTTCACCATCTAACACTCTACAAGAAGCTTTACAAGTGTAATACTCATCTTCCACAATATACTCAAAATCATGATATTCATATTCAAGAATAGTCTTACCAGTGGAATCCAATAATTGTATTATTCTTTCAATGTTATTCTCTCTATCTTCGGTGATTTTTGTACAATTCCATTCCATACTGATTTGAGCTTGTTCCGGTAGTAAATCAACGGATTTGATTGTTGCAAATTGCCCATTATCAATGCTGATTAAAGTACGTAAGTTATCTTCAACATCAGTATCATCATCATAAATATACTGCCCATCAGTATTAACATAGAAATAACCAGTACCATTAGTTACCTCATCACCTTCATCATCAATATGAGTATACTCGGCAAACTCTTCTCCTGACTCTAATACAGGAGCAACTAACGATGGTAAGCTATTATTATAAACTTTACCTTTACGTGTAATCTCAAATCTTGAATTAATATTATGAGTCAAGTAACTAACTTTGATTTCACCATCATACCATAAAGGATTAGTCTTTTTGAGTCCTTTAATACCATATAATTCAACCCAACCCCTATGATTAAGTAAATCCCCTTCAAAAGCTTGGGGGACAAGATTAACTGGAACTGGGCGGTCTAACCTTGCCAATCCTTCAATAGTAGTCCATTGACGTGGTCTTAACTTTATCTTTAAAGAAGTATCCTCATCAAACTCGCCCTTCTTACCCATATAAGTCTTATTCTTATAACTTTCCTTAACCAAATCATTATCAAAATCATGAGCCGGCTCATAATGACTACGTTCTACTGGAACACAACCGATATACGCTACTGGTTTTTGATAATATGCTGTTAAAGTACATTCATCAATATACATTAACTTATCATGAACATCAACCGCTGAACGAATAATATATCCGTCCGTTTCAATTTCAGTTAATAACCGATGATCCTCCCATACGGTATCTTCCATGTATTCGCCATTATTCTCATCAGGAATTAATATTATTCCTGTGTATTCTTGGCTTGAATATCCGAGGAGTAGTTTGTCGTCTGTGTCTAAATCGGTTATTTTGATGACATTTGCTCCGTTAAAGAATGGAACGAAACAGCCAGTCCATTTAATCTCAATTGGGTCGCCTACTGGGATAACATCTCTATCTACACTGAATGTAATGGAATTATTGTTATAATAATCTATACTAATTCCTTTGGCTTGGCTTTCTTGGCTTAATTCCCATTTAACAAGATAATTCCCATTATTGCTATTGTTAAACTCTTCTTTAACTGCACTACTAATCAAAGAATGGTCTGTTAAGTTATTACCATCAACAATAACTTCATATTGTACAGTATCATCAGTGGAATGTGATTTTGCATGGAAAGTGAAACATGATGGATAATTCTCTCTGATATTGCTTGGAATGATGTCAAAAATAGTATACTCCGTATCTTCAAATTGGTAAGGATAAATATAATTCCCAGCATAACTCACTCGTCCACGCTTGGCAAGTAAACGTTTCAAACCACTTGTCTTACCACGTAAAGTTAAACAAAGATTATTCGTTGCTAATCCTTTACCATCACAAACCCATTGATATTTCCCATTAACAACATCAATAACATTAAAACTACTATTTGTACTACAAGTATGGTCTATCTCTTCTATCCCAAACGGTATATCAATGTCTACGGTTTGCGTTCCATCACTCGCATGACTACGATTACCAAATTCAGCACAAATCTTAAAATCATGATTTAAACCAACTTCCAAAGGACTATCACCATTAGTATACGATGGACTCCAATTTAAGTAATAATCCGGTAACTCATAACTAATTTTAATCCTCGCCCATTTCATATAGATGGATTGGGATTGTTTAGTCATAGAAGTTGGATCTCTGAATACTAAATCAATACCCATGACTGTATTATATAATTGCTTTGTTGGATATTTGATTTTATTCCACGCAGACCCAGGAATAGTGTACTCAACAGTAGTTTCACTTGTTCCAATAGTTTTAGATGGATATACTTCATATGTTCCATCATGCCAACCGGTTTTTCCTTTACTGGCGTCTTTAACAGTCCCTGTTCCTTTATAAATCATGAATTTACCGACTGGTGCTTTAACTTTTAAACCTTTTTCGGCTTTAAACTTAACCTCAATGGTTACACCAGTAATGTAAGCGTCAGGTGGGACAATATCTTCGGTTATGCGGAAATCATGAGCAGTAATCGTATACGGAGTAGTATAATCAATAGAATTACTTAAAACATTGTTTTTATTCTCAATAGAATAATTAGCTTTTGCAAAAACAGCTGTCTTATGAGTACCCACTGCATTTAGGATATTAGACCAATGATTCTGTTTGGCTCGATTAGGATTAACCTGCTCATTAACAGTCATTGCATATAACCAGCCGGTTACATAGTCCGCTGTACTCATAATCTCTACTCTCCTTGATAAATAGCTGAATAAATACTCCAAATCATACCATCAACAGGCAATGTGATTTCCTTTTTAACTGTCATCGGTGCATTGTTAATTGAATAACATAATACTTTCCCAGTATTATTAACAACAAGAAAAGCACCTTTTAATAAATATGTTGAATCATCTAACGTCCAATGAACATTATTAGATGCTATACTAATTGTAGTATTGTTATTTACTCCATCATTCCATAATAATGCACATTCCCCATCATTCTCACCAGTACCGTTGATAATGCTAATGACATCTTGATTTAGAGTTCCATCAGATAACAGATTATCATCGATATTATCCATACAAGACTCAACGAGAATAATACGAAAATTAGGATTAATACCATCAAATAAATCAGTTGTAATATTATCATCGTTAATCATTAACTTTAATAGTTTATCTACTTTGGTAAAACTAAATAAAACGCTTTCTGCCAACTTTAACACCTCAAAAAAAATAATAATATAAGGTATTTTTATCGTCCGGTGGACGGATTAATACCTAATATGTCTAATAACTGTTTTCCAGTTCTCTTGTCTATTCTACGGTCATTTACTTCAACGTCATCGCCATGTACTTCAATATGAACATTAGTATTATATGTGTCGCCAGTGTCTTGTTTTTCATGTGGGGGATTTCTTGCGAGAGTACGAGAACCATAACCGGACACTTTCGGTGATTTGAAACCGTAGCCCCCCTGAATGGCGGTTGTATCTACAACACCGATACCATCAACAATAGCCCATACATGACCGTCCTTACCCCAAGTACCACTGCCTTGACTACTACCCAATCCAAAGGCGTTGGCTAATGCTTGTACAATAAGCATACCATCATAACAGTTGAAACTACCACGTCTTAACGCTTCTGCTGGGGAATATCTACTATTATAATAATAATCATAAGTAGTACCTTTAATAACTTCGTAAATGTAATCTTTGAAAACATCAGCTTTACCCTTGACTGGGAAATTACTATTTTTGAAACTACTGACTTTCAAGTGGTCGTCAAGTTTGAATTTGTTAAAGTGAGTATTCCAATTATTAAACTTGTCCTCGATTTTCGGAGTCCAATTAAACCTCCAACCCCCTGCAAAGCAAGGAGAACCAGTTAATAACTCACATAACCAAGACATACCAGAATAATCATCAGGCATTGTCTTACTGACTTTTGGTTTGAACATTGGGCGTGGTCCAGCATATCCTTGATTTGTTGGTCCAGATACGACCCTGTTTCTTCTGCGGTTAGAACCCATTGGATTTCCACCGAAAGCTCCACCGCCCCCGCCACCACTACCTATTAATTGGTCGGGGTTTTTGATTTTGTTCCAGAAATCGCCCATGTTGGATTTTAGTTTGTCGATTTTACTGGCGGTTTGTGATTTGATATGTTCTGCACTTGCGATTAATGCGTCTTGCATTCCTTTCCAACTTGACTTTATATTTGTAATGTTTTTAACAGTAGCGGTTTTCATACTTGATAATGATGTTTGTGTTTTACTTACGATCCCGCTGAATGAATTAGTAACATTTGTTCTCATTGTTTCAAAGTTTGTAGAAACTTGTGATTTTACACCATCTACCATAGGTATGATTGTACTTAAACTTTGTTTGAATGAGTCCAAGTTAGGAAGTTGAAAGTTTGATAAGTTTAAATCAAAGTTGAAGTTGGAAGATAATAAATTACCAAGGTCAAATGCCATCTGTGGTAAGTTAATCATACCATCAGTGAAATACTGGCTAATATAATTTAGCTCATCACTAACAGTACGGGCTATAATACCTGGTGAATTAGAATCCATACCTGATTTAAATTGTGAAGCTAAATAAGAACCTAAATCATAAGAATCTTGTCCTAACTCATCATGACGTTCAGTTAAAGCAGTTTTAACATAACTAATCTCCCATGTCATATATTCAGACATAGGATTAACCCCCTCCCTGAACTTATTAGCAGTAGTTTTCCCTAATGACAAAGCATTATTATACAAGATGTCCTTATTATTCATAGTCTTGTTAGCTATCTGTGCGGGGACGTTCGGAATACCATGTAACCCCTCTTTAAACCCATTAACAATAGCTGCACTTAAATCCTTCCCATGAGCATTCATAGTAGACATAGCATTAGATAAAGTATTAGATATGTTAGTAATAGCATCTTGTAACATGGTAACCATGTTAGTTAAACCACCAACATCAGGACTATTACCTTCACTTGATCCATATTGACTAACATTGGATTGGAATGTGAATAAATCTTTGATAATATCTTCCATTGCTTTTAATGATGACCCAAGACTTGAAACATAATCTCCACTTGAAGCACCATTATTTATAGCATCAAGACCAGTCATATGGAATAAATCAAATCCTAACGCTGACAATCCTCCACCAGTAGCAAAAGCGGTTTCGTGTCCCGCTCCACCAACGTTCTGCATGGTAGTTTTAACCTTTTCAACAGCGTTACTGACTTCACTAATCATGTCAGCAGCTTTGTTAATGTTACCGACTCTCTCTTGCCAGTTATCCCCTAATTGAATATTATAAGCATCACTGGTGTTAAAATCATCAACAAAATCCTTTAACTGTTTAAGCGGTTCTTTGAAAGTATCGAAGTATCCTTTAACGTCAGGTGCTTTTTCAACATCAGTCTTACCTTCGGTTTTATTCTTAAACTCATTAGGTATTTTATCCATTGCCTTTTGAACACTATCCATTGCTTTACTTATAGTGTCAATGCCTCCACTGACATTTGATAATGCTGTTACTTTATCAGGATTTGGTGATTCTATTTTGAAATCATCACTGTTAAACTCTTTTACAAAATCAGATAACTCTTGTAAAACGCCACCTTCACCAGTTAAGTCTTTTAAACTAAAACCAGCAAGTCCCGCAACAGCACGAGCAATGTTATCTCCAAGCATTGCCCAATCAATGCCTGCCATACTGCCCATTGAGTCCTCAACATAACCTAATGCTTTGGCACAATCCTTCAATGCTTTCGCACCTTGCTCCACATTATCCAAATTATCAAATTGAGAACCAAGATTAGCAATAGCAGCTAACGGGGCTTCCATTGTAACAACCGCTTCTGCAACTAAAAGCATACTTGCAGCAATACCCACAACAATACCAGCATCAACAAGCAACATAACCTCTGGTGCAAGGAAAGTAGCGACACCTAACGCAATGCCCGCTGCTAATACTGGTATCCAAGGAAGTAACAATCCAAGAGCTTCATTCAATGTTTTTATTGCTTTAATTCCTTGTTTAACTCCTTCCATATTGTCAAAAGCATTTCCTAAATTAGCAATGGCGGCTAATGGCGCTTCCATCATTACCACTGCTTCGGCAACAAATAACATTCCGGCGGCAATTCCTACTGCTGTTCCGGCTAATGTCTTAACATTGATTATGCTATCGCCCCATAAGTCCATGACTTTAACCAAAGCCATAACTGGAATCATAATAGCGATAACTGTTGGTGCGATTAATTGTAATCCTTCAATACCTTGTCTGATTTGGGATTCCATTCCTTTATATTGTACACCAAGATTTGCTAATGCAGTCATTGGAGCTTCTAATAAAACAATGGCTTCGGAGATTAATAACATTCCCGCTGCAATACCAACAGCGGCACGAACATAATTATGAACATCACCTTTGAGTTTATCACTTAAAGAAACAGTTCCTGTACTATCACCAGCGATTCCACCAGTGGATTTCTCGCCACCCATCTTACCAGTGGCTTCTTCGGCTTCATCACCAACCTTTTTCCAACCATCTTTAACATCTTTGAGTTTGCCGCCAACTTTCTTCAAACCCCCCCAAACGGTTTTTAATGGTCCTACTATACCTCTTAATTTGTAAGCAATAAGTGCAAAAGCCCCTCCGGCTAATGCAATAGCTCCGACCCATCTTCCTTGGTCGGTAGAGAAGTATTTCATTAAGTTTCTGCCGATTTCAACTAATGCGTCTTTAACTTCAATCAAAGTAGGTTTTAAATCATTAAAGGTTCTTTGAACAGTCTGCCAAAAGATAATAAAGTCTTTATCATTCCATAAATCAATCCACATCAGACTCATTCTATCCATGACATAATAGACACCAGCCATCATGTCGCCTTGATTAAATTGTTTCAAATGATTGGCAGCTTCTTCGGCTTTTGTAGAATATTCAGTAATATACTTAACACGTGCTTTCTCATCAAGTCCAGCTTTTTTCATCAATCCAACATGTTCCTTAATATGTTTTATGCTTGCATTTTCAAAGTTGGATCTCTCTTTTTCAGAACGAGTAATGTCATCTTGAACATCTTTGATTTTCTGATATTCATGACCGTACTTTTCTACATTCTTTATACCATTAGCAGAGTATAATTTGTTTAATTGTTTCTTTTCGGAGTTTTGATTGTCTTTGGTAAGTTCTTTATCTTCTTTCTTGATTTTTTTAGCTAACTCCAAAGCGTTCTCCATATCTTTAAGGTTGGCTTTTGAAATTTCTAAATTTAAAGAAGTCTTTTTATATTTCTTACTTCCAGGAGTTAATTCATCAAGTTTGTTTTGGTAGCTTTCAATGTCCTCTTTGTATCCTTTGATTTTGTCTTTGCCTGTGGCGAGGACATCATTATAGTTTTCTACTCTTTTCTTAACTTGGTCTGCCCATGCAGCAATACTTGCTAACCATACTACAACATTAAGTGCTATTACTCCTTTGATAGCTGTTCCGAGAACTTTCCATGAGGTTGCTGTTCGGAGTATTGCTTTACCTCTACCCATTTCTGCGGCTTCGGAAAGTTTGATGTTGTTAGTCATATATGCTAACTTTTGAGCCCTACCCATTTCTTTGGTAGTCATTGTTTCCAAGTTAAGAATGGAAGCTTTACCTAAATTAATATGTGTTTTTTCTAAATCCAAACCATTCCTTAAAGCAACGTTTTTATTAAATATTGCAGATTTATAACCCCTTTCAGCGAGTATCCCCTGATTAACCCCTAATATCCTACCAGCTATTGCTTTGGTCCATCTTGTTTCAGATAATTCCGCTGCTGATGTTCCACTAATAACTGCGGCTAATGCTTTTTTAAATCCGTATTGTGCCACTTCGGCTTTATTCAAATTCAATACAGCAGTAGCTAATGACTTACGCCAACCGATTGTAGCGATTTCAGCTAATCCCATATGTTTTGTAATCATTGGCAATAATGTTCCAAGAGTATAAAATCCTGCAAGACTGCCCCCAATAAAAGTAAAGTTTCTACCAAATGACCCCATACTATTAAAAGCATTGGATAAATTATTAATAGTATCAATAATAGTGTTAAATCCGCCAACAATAGCAGGAGTTATACTATCTACTACATCAGCTCCTAATTCACTAAATCTTGATTTAGTAATCTCAATAACATCATTTAAACTTGTAGCTTTTTGTGCAAATACGTCCCAGTGTCTATCTTTTGCAGCTTTTTCTAATGCTCGGAGCAATCCATCAATATTAGTTTTATCTTCGTCCCAACCATACTCAATAAGTTCTTCTTTACCAACACCAGTTTCACGACTTAAACGTTGGAACTCACCTTGCAGAATATCTTTAACCGCTAATGCCGCTTCTGATGCTTTACGTCCGGCTCTCACGTACTCTGATTGTACCATTGTAACGATTGGTAATGCTTTTGCCATTTGTTTGGCGTTTAAATTAAATTCTAAACCGATAGATGATACAGTTTCACCGACAACATATTTATTAACCTTTTGGAACGATTTAGGCAACTTATCCAATTCTTTACGGAAGTATTGTATACCACTTGCATCAACCTTACTATTTTGATTTAATTGAGCTTCCATCTCATTTTTAGCAGTTACAGTTTCTTTAACTGACTCTGCAACGTCCATTGCAAAGCCCCATAACATCATTCCACCCATTGCGGTGAAAATCATTTTTAAAGAGAGTAAAGCTCCACGAATTTGATACAAAGTATTAGATAAAATTCTACCTGAATGAGCAGTCTGATGAATACCATTATTGAATGAGGTTAAACCTCTACCGCTCTCACGAACCTTTTGAGCATTATCGGCTAATGTTTTATTATTACCTTTTAATATGTCATCGGATAATTTAGTGTATTCCCCAGTAACTTTAACTCCTTTACCGAAAGAGTCTACACTATATCTTGCTCTTAAAGTTTCTTTATCTACAAATTGCATACCTCTACGAAGAGTATTTGTAGCATTAGTTGATGAGTTTAATTGTCCTGTTAATTGTCTTAATGATGAAACACTTTTAAGGTTTCCTTGTGCGAATTTAGATTGAGAACCTTGTATCTCTTGATAAGTTGTGTGCTGTTTGCCTAATGCACGAGCAACCTCCTCTGATTGGGCTAAATATTGGCTATAATTATATGGTCTGCCTTGAAACTCGGTGTTTGCACCTCTTGTTCCAACACCACTATTCAATTTAGCCATGGCAGAAGCTAACTGCACTGTTCTTTGATAGAAAATACTTTCCCTATCAACACCTTCAAGTAATTTGAAATTCCAAGTCTGTAAAACTTCACTTGCTTTAACAATAGATTGAGTAAGATGATTAAATCCAGTATGCAATAATTCTAATTTAACCCTATTCTGTTCAACATAGTTTCCCATATTAACAAAAGATTTCATTGATTCGGCAGACCGTTTATTAAAATCATCATAAGTATGTCCCACCTCTTTGATTTGAGCGGCTAATTGTTTAAGGTCTTGTTGCCATTCTTTAAAAGCAGTAGTTTTCCCAGTGGTTTTAAATCCGGCAAATTTAGCTATTGCATTCTCAATTTCAACAGCATCACGTTTAACTTGAATTTTAGCATTAGACCATTCATTCAAATATTCATGTAAAGCTTGCTTTCCACCCTTAAAACCCATACCTTCTAAATTAAGTCCCATGTCAGCTTTTGTTCCAACATTATTAACTGCTCTAACATAGGTTCCCCATACTTGACCGTTTTCTCTTAATTTATCATTAAATTCTTTAAGTGATTTTCCACCTTCGGAAGCAAACCTTTTAGTTGAAGCAAGAGCTTCGCCAGTTGCTGTCTTAACTTGTTTTAAAGGTTCAACAATTGTTTTACCGAGATATGATAATCCTTGATTTTTCTTAATCAAATCAAAGTTTTTACGGAAGTTTCTTGTAGCTTCATCAACTGCTTTAACAGCATTAGTATTCTGTATAAATTGTTTTTTAGTTTTATCAGCTTCATCACCAGCAGATTTTAATCCTTTGGCTAACTTCTCATTTTCTTTTATTAATCTGTCAATAGTATCTCTGAAATTGTTATTTGTTATTTTGAGAGAGTTAATGTCATCTTTTAACTTTTTTACTTCATCATCTAATCCATTACTGCCTTTAATACTATTGAAAGTAGTTTTTAACTCGCCTACTTCTGTTTTTAACTTGCTAATAGCTTCATCAAACTTTTTAGTATCTAATACAATTTCAGCAGTAACTGAACCAGCGGTATACCCAGCCATTATAAACTCTCTCCTATATAATCTAATCAAATAAAATAATTAATAATAAAAAATAATAGGCACTATCCTCCAATATGAGGGTCTTGTATTGGAGGAAGCCCCAGTATGTCGCATCTTAATTCTCAACTATTGGAGAACAAGTGCCTAAAAAAGTAGAGAATGGAATTGCACCACTCCAATACATCTATGCTACTTTGAAGTAATTCTTAAAATTCTTTCAAATTGTCTTTTTGCCTCTTCTCTAATCTTACGCTGACTTGAATAATGAGTCAAACCTGTCCGGATAGCATATTTATGTCTTGCATCACTATATTTTGCAGTTGTATCTCTTCCAGTTTCTTGATACAGTGCGTAATCTCTTTCAAGATGTCTAAATCTTGGTGGATTCCATGGGTCTTCTGCGAACTCCCACCATACCCCAGTTGGTTTTTCATCAGGAAACATCTCTTCTAATCCCATACCACTATATATGATTTCAAGAGATGGTTCTTCCGGATCATCTTCAAATATCCTATTCTCTTCCATTTGCCCACTTAAATATAAAAATGGGTTGAATGTAGTAGACATCAAACTTGGAATTGGAGCGGTTTCGTCATTTTCATAACCAGTAACCACATACCCCATTTCATTCAAAATAAACTTTTTTTCTCTTGAAAAGTTACTTTGTAACTCATCAAGGTATCCAGTTATATTCTCTTCGATTTCAAATTTGATGCTCATTCATACATCTCCTCATACAAATCTCTCATCTCACTACTATCCTGTTTATCATCTTCGGACTCATTCATTTGCCTATCTTCCTCATCTATCACATCTAACTCCATACAATACAATTTAGAAGTAGTCCAAGTATCACAAGCCCAAAAATCAGACAGACTCCAACCTAAACCTTTGATACGATGAGCCAACAGGAAATAAACGTCTATAAAAAAAGACTCTATCGCCCATGTCGGTGATGACTTGTAAGGCGATAGAGTCAGGGGTGATTCATGAGGGTTATCCTCGTAATTCTTTTTGTGAGTTAAGAAAGTCATTCACGTCATCTTTGATTTCTTGACGTATTTTAGCTTCTCTTTCACCAACGATACATAATTGATAATATTTTTCAAGGTTACGTGCTTTAATGGTATCCACCGGATCAGAATTAGTTAGGAACTCTTTTGCAGTTATCCCGTCGAGTAATGTTTCGACTTTTTCGGCTAATAATTCATCAACTTTTTTAGTGTACTCTTTTGTTGGGTTGTCTTTGCCTAATTCAACAAGACTTACTTTTACTGTTTCTAATTCATCTTCCAAGTGTTCAATATCTTCAAGGATACTCATTACCTTGTCTAATTCCTCATCGGAAGGTTCTTCTTTGGATTCGATGATTTCTCCTTGTTTAGTTTTTAAGCTGATTTTTTTCTCTAATGACTCTCTTTTGTCATCAAGTCTTTCAACTTTATCAACAAATTCTTTGACGGTTTCGTCATATTCTTTTTCTGCTTTTTCACTAAATTTTGTTAGAGTTTCATTGGTTACTCTTTTAAAATGTAGTTTCTTTTGACATATTTCGATTGCGACATCTGTAAATTCTCTTTTTGCCATAATATGCTTCCTCCTATTATTTTAATAGCAAAAAAATCACTATAACAAGAGTTGAACTTGTTTTAATACCCAATAGTGCGTAAAAAAAATAAAAAAAATATTTACAACCTTAATCGGTTGCAAATTGTGGATTGTTCTGTAAGATTGTAGCGTCGTTTTCAGGTAACCATGTGGCTAATGTGCAACCTGTGGTATCGATATGCGGGGCAGCTAAATCGGTAGTGATTTCTACGTGCATATATGATTGAGTAGGTTGTTCGATACCTTTAAATTCAAAGGTTAATTCTTTTGCTTCATCACCAGATTTGGTAGATGTAACATTGGTAACCTCTACGACTGGAACTATGATAATAGTCTTGTATGGGACGCCAGTATCAATATAGTAGGTTGTAACTTCGGTTTCTTCGCCTTCATCAGTAACAACAGTCTTAATGATTTTTTCACCAGTGGCGATAGTATCGCTTGTTGATGTTCTGATAATGTTAGCTCCACCTAATACATACATGACTTGTTTCTGTGTGATTTCAGTAGAAACAATGTGTCCGTATTTATTATAAGCTTCGTATTCTGTTTCAAAGTATTTAGTACCTAACTCTTCACCATCATTAGATAACCATGGCATAGTAATAGAACCTGTAAGCTCTCTTGCACCCATAGTTTTAGTGTTTACACCGAACTCATCACCATGACAAGCTTGGGATTCTGCATTATGGTTAATTGTTAAGCTTGCTTCTTTAAAACAGTCAATTGGTGTTTCAAGCATCTCTTCAACAGTAGCTCCAACATCACCAATATAAACACTGGTATCATTTGCCATTACAGTACGTTTCAAATGATCCTCTAACAAATGTCTTGTTGGATTGATACAGTTTACATAGTTGTAATCTGATATGAAACTTGGTTTGACTTTTGGTAAATCATCAGCGGATAAGGTTAATTCAAACTCGTTTAAAAGAGCATTGTTGAATATCCTTGCGTCAGTTTCGGTTTTACTGAATCCATGATAGATAGTTGCTAATGGTAAATCTTTATCAACGTCTGGTGGCATCTCATAAACGTGGTGGTATATTGCACTGATTGTAGAGTCCTGTGTGATGGTTTTGTCTGGTAAAATCATATAGATATAATCTTCAAATCCTTGACCGTATCTGCAACCATCTTCCCAGTTTGGAGTTGATTCAGCGGATTTACGGTAACTTCCCATATCGAGGTTGGAAGTACCAGTATGACCTTCGTCGGTTTCGGTTTCAATGGTATTCCCATCTTCAAAACCAGTCTGTCTAATACCAACAAGCGGACAAGCTAATTTTTCTTTTGCCAACTCATCATCTTTAATTCCCATTTCAGTGTAATGATGAGAGGCGTTTGGTGCTAATCTCATATTATTTTTCCTCCTCTTCTATTTCTTCTTCTTTATCTTTTTTCTTTGGTCTGCCCACTTTCCTTTTAATAGGTTCGTGGTATTCTTCATAAATTCCCATTCGTTTAATAATCTTGATTAAGTTTGGATTGTTATCAGGAACTTCAAAAACTCTACCTGGCACAATCGGTTCGCTTGGTTTGAATACTCCTGCTAATACCAAGTCTACGTCTTTTATTGGGGCATGACCTGTGTATTTAAACTTCATGTTATCAATACCTTAATAAATAACTTAAAACAATCATTGAAGTGAATAATTGATTAGTTTCCTTATAACTGTCAGCACTTTTACGGTTATATGCAAATCCTTGAACGGGGCTTCCTTGAATAAAGTCTAATTGAGCGGAAATAGGTAAATCTACTTCATCAATTAATTCTTTCATCTGTTCCCCAAATTGGAACAGTTGCCCTATAACTCCTTCTCTTCGTTCTTCGGTAGTTATTAACAAGACAATATCTAACTGCCTTTGATAGTTACAGTGTGTGTCGTCCATTTGCCATGATAATGGCTTGTAGACTATTGCAGTTGATGGTAACACGTTAGCGTCTACTTCAATAAAATCATAAAAGATTGGAGTGTCTACAAAGGTTTCTGTTTCGGTTATCTTTTCGCTTATTGCTTCCAAGACTTCTCCGATTCTGCTTTCGTATCTCATAATCCCCAATCCACGCTTCTTGATGTTGCATGGAATAAATCATCATGTTCCATTGTATTCTCTTGGTCGTTAATGTATTCCATGATTGCACTGTCTACTTGATTTAATAACCTTGTAGCGTAATTGTCTGCTTCTGCTTTGTTTTCTTTCATTGGTTTGGTTTCGTATTCCCAACGAGATAACCAAGCGTAAGCTCCGGCTGCCATGTATACGTATTCTATTAGTTGTTTCGGTATTTCCTTTGTATATCTTCCGATTTTTCTGAATACATGGTTTTCGCCAGTTATAAGAAAATTCTCAATATCTGATAGTGTGTATGTGTAATCGTAGCATTTGAATAGTATTCGTGTAATGTCTACGTCATCTGGTAATGTTAGTTTTAATGATTTGACCCCGGTTATTTGTCGAGTCTTATCTGTGAAACGTACATTATTATCTAATTTAAATACAAGAACGGTTTCATTATAATAATCCATTTCAGTGTTATCACATTTTGCTTGAAGCAAACTTACGTTTCCTGAAACTAATGGTGAAAAGTCCAATAAAATGTCCTCGACAGGTACATGAACTTGGTTAAAATTAATGAAAACTTGCACTTCATCGATACCATTAAACTCCTCATAGACAGTTGGAATCACAACATAATCATCGAAGTAAGAAGCATCTTTAACATTGCAAGGTTCTTGCCGATCCACTTTACTACGTGGAATCCACTTTAACACCTTATAGAAATCAGACATAGAGTATTTGGAGGTTTCCACATCAATATCACTCATAAATAGAACCTCCTATAAAAAAATATAAAAAAATTTAAGGTGAACTTTCAGAAATACTAATCCAAAATCCAGCAGCGGTTTTACCCGCATCAGTGTAACATTTATAAATAGTTTCACCATCAGCTTTGGCAGAACTTCTAATAAAGAATTTCTGACCAACATAACTTTCATCAGGAGTATTAGTTAAAACTTCGGCTTCTGAATAGTTACCTTTTGTAATTCCTGTTCCTTTGACAGTACCTTCTCCCCATTCGATAGTACCTGCTGCATCAGCATAACTTACAAAGTTGTATGTAGTTTTGTCGCCTTCGTCAGATGACATTTCAGCTTCTAATGCGGCGAGTCTATCTTCATGGTCTTGTAAGACTTTGGCGGTTGGGAAAGGTTGTAATTTCCTGCCTTTGATGACTCTTAATTTAATTCTTTTAAACATCGTATAATCCTCCTAAAAAAAGGTAATTGAGGAGTTTTATACTCCATCTTGGGTTAAAACAGCCATTTCTTTATTAACAGCTAAACCTAATTCCACGTATAATTGATAACCGAATGTTTGTGGAAGTTTAGATGTGTCCTCATCTTCAAAGTAGTGAACATTGATAATAGATGGGTTAGGTACAGTAGAATCATTTAATCTGCTGTCATTCTTATTAACATTGTAATACCAGATAGCTGGGTGAGCGTTACGGTCAATACCGATTAAACCGGTGTTTAATTCACGTGCAACATTGATGTTTACCCCATTAGCTGTTCCGTTAAATTGTCCGGTTGGGTTAATGACTTTATATAAATCTTCGGCACTATCCCATGCTCTTTGAGCTACGTATAAATCGGTGATATTGAATTGTCCTTCGTAGTTTTCTTGGTTTCTCATAGCTCTTATGAGATTTACAATATCTTCGTCGATATATTCGTTACCGGAGTTCCATGCACCATCACCGAGAGTAATTGGGTCTACTAATCCTGCACTTGCATTTAATTCGTAGAATGAGAATCTGTTAATCATTCTCATCATGGTTAATCCCATATCACGTAAAGCGTTTCTGAAAAATGCTGCGTTTCTTGGGTTTTCTGCGGATTCTTTGGTAAATTCGACTTCAAAACCGAACTTTGTCATGTTTCCGTACTCTTCTTGGATTCCGCTGAATGATACTTGTGGGAACTCTGAACCTTCTGTTAATTCGACAGGCTCTGGTAAGATACCAGCTGCAATGTCAGTTTCATAGGTTCTTTTACTATAATCGTATTGGAAATGTTTTTCACCATTGTTGTTCTGTTTCTCAAACAAATTAAGCATACTCATAGGAGTTAAGCTATATTGGTGGAGAATCCTTTCAACACTTTCCGGGTGAAGCATATACTCTATTTGTTTACTTCCAAAAATCATAAATAATCCTCCTTATTCTTTGACTGCTCCGTAGAACTCGTAACCTTCTAATACTGGGCAAACGCCAGACTCTAATGCTGGAACGTTTGCTAATGCAATAAGGTTAGTAACTCCATCGGATTTTTTAAATACGTCATATCCGTTCTCAAAGCCAACATATTCAAGGCAATCGTATGGTGCGATAGCTTCGTTTTCTGCTACAATGTGTACTTCATCAACAGCTTTACCAAACCATTCGACAGTAGCAGACCTATTTGGATATGAACCAAACTCACAGTCCTCTTGTGGCAATCTGTTCTTTGTAGTGTATTGTGCATCAGGTTTCCAAGTCATCTCTGGATCAAAGAGTAACTTTGCCACTGCTTTTGTGGAAGCTTCTGCTGCTGGTTTAAGTAAAATGTTTCTTGCAGTAGAATCAGCGTGAATTTCTAAAATTCTGTGTAACTCAATAGGTGCGGTTAAACTATGTTGTCCGACAGTCTTACCAGTTTTCCTATCGATTCCATTTTTGGTATACTTTAAATCTCCTTCGTAGAGAGTTACAGTGAATTTTTTACGATTATTTGTGTAATCTCTACTTGGTCTACCAGGTTTAATTAAATCCATTATTATTCCTCCTGTGTAAATAAGTCATCGAACATAGTTTCAACTGCTTGTTTGCGTTCAACTTGTTCGGCTTCTTTATCATCTGAACCATCGCCTTCGTTTAAACCTTCTGCGTTATGTGCAGAGATTCCTTTTGGCGGTTGTTCATGTGCTTGTAAATTATCCATGACTTCGAGAGTGTTTAAGTCCATGTCTTTCATTTGGGATTTAACTTCTTCGTTGCCACCAGATAACTTTTCGATTAATTCAGACCTTTTGGTTTCTTGGTCTTTTTTATAAGCTTCAATTATTGGTTTTTGTTCTTCGATGATTTTTTCATTATCAGATTTCCATTTACGTAAATCTTCTAATTCTTTTTCGATTTCATCAAATTTACCAAGTTTTTCTTCATTGGCTTTGTTTTTATTTTCTGCGATAGCCAATTGTTTATTTAAATCCTTGATTTGATTGTTAAGGATTTTGATAGTTTCATTATCGTTTTTTTCTTCCATGCGACTTCCTCCATTAGTATTAGGTAAACTAACTGCTTTTCTTGGGTTACTTGTCAATGCAACATCAGTAAAACCAGTAGGATTAACAGCCAACCAACAATCCTTTTCTTCCTGCAAAGAGCAGTTAATATAAGGACTGTAACCTAAATTATCAAGTGCTTTATCGGTTGCGACATCAGCATATAAAGCACCATCTATGAATGTGAAATTTGATACATCTCCTATTTTTTCGGATAAATGTTCCTCAAAAACAAGATTGGTTTTATTAACCTTGCTTGCCAATTCTTGTAAAAATTCGTCAGTATAACGAACCGGCTTGTCATAAACATCATATTCCATAAAGCAAGGTTCAAATAACTTAACTCTCTCCATTATTATCACGCCTTGATTATTTTAGAATATTCATCAGAATACTTATCAGGATACACTGGAACTAAAACACACTCTCCATTGATATGATCCACCGGGAACCAACTTAATGGCATAGCCCCCATAGCTTCAATCTCATAACACCATGCACAAGTATTCCGCCCACTACATCTCCAAGTAAATAATGCTTCTTGACCGTATACGAACTCATCGTACTTTCTTTTGATGATTTTATGAATGTGCTGTCCTTTAAAATCAATTTCATTGGTTAGTTTTTTGATAGCTCTACGGAAATTACTATGTGGACTAAAACTTCCTGTTGTCATTGATAAAACAGTATAAAATACTGCTTTGTCTTTCAAATCACTATACAAAGTATCAGTTACTGCATCAACGCCACTATCAACAATCTCTTCAACTTCCACTGGTATATCAACAGTATCAGATGGTATACTCCATTCTACATCATATTCAGTGGTTAATTCTTTAATATAATCATTAAATAAAACCAGTAAATTATCCTTTAATGTACTGTTAAAATTCTCAATATCTATCTCAAATTGTTCACTTACAAAATAATAAGCAGTATCATACATATGGAGCAGATAAAACTCTTGCAGTAACCCTAACATGATAACAAGCATTTTTTTAAGCTTATCATCATCTGATTCGGCTTCAAACTCATCATCATCGACAAAGTTATCATCTAATCCAAAATACTCTTCATGAGTTGGGATATTATGAACTGACTTCTGCAATTCTACCCTCTCCATTACTAATATTATTCAGATTAAGACCATCACCAGGTTTACTGGTGGAAATGGTTTTATTTTCAGTTAATATGTTACCATCATCGTCGGTTTGTGGATTAAAGTTAATCCAAACACTATCTTTTTCGTAACCGCCTAATTCAAGTAACCAATTAATGATAATCTGTGCTACACCGAATAATTTATGTTGTAAATACTGTTGGAATAATACTCTACCACTCTTATCACTATCTAATTGAACAACAGCAGTAGAACGATTACTGCTACTCCCATCAAAGACTGATGGCGGAGTTGATAATCCCATAAAAATATGCTTCTCTAATTTTTCAATATAATTCTGAATCTTCGGGAGATTAGTATCACCAATCATCTCTAATGTCAAACCTTCCGGTAAATAAACCACGCCTTTTTTATGATAATTTGACATGGAATTGACTGCTTTTATGATGGCTTTTTTTGCAATATGGATTAAACCAATCTGTTCAGGTTCTTTACGTAAAATCATAGTATTAGCTTGTTTATAAACAACCTGTGGCATCATACGTAAGAGTAAATTTAACATATAAGCTTCATCAAGGACATTCTCAACCATTCCTTTATGCTTACCATGTCTTGTAAAGAAATGAGTCGCTAACACTTCCTCTGGTAAGAAATTATACTCCACTTCCTCTAATTCCTCCCTTAAATCTCGGAACTCTTTTTGTTGCCAGCCACGATTAGTATTCTTATTCTTTTTAACAATCTGCTTATAACCAATAACTTCTGAACCAGTTAAATCATCATATAACTCTTTAATACGATAATTATCCCCGTCAAAAGCTAATTCACGTAAATAAAGTTTACCATTCTGAACAACTTTATTATAATACATTGCACCATCAATCATATTGTTGGTGGCGGTTTCGTGGAGTATGTGCATCATATCCAAACGATTAAGCTCTTCAACAATGAAATCAACAGCTTCCTGGTTCTCTCCTTCGACAACCCAGCCACTGATTGATTTAATCACTAAATCTTCAATGATCCCATTGACTATTTCGGTATCCTCTGCACATAAACGAAGATTTTTTATAGATGGAATAACAAGTCGTGGAAGTTTATCCCCCCATTCAACACTTTTATCATTAGTATTGACTGCTATGTCGTCTGCTCCTACTTCATAGATTGCGGAAGCTTCCGCATTTGGCAAACGAACATTTTTGATTATCCTTTTAAATGGATTCCAAGCCATAATTTAATCTCCCTCAAAAAACCATAATGTTATCAGTATAATATTCTCTTGATTGTGGGCGAGTAGGTGATAAATAACCCCTATAACCATAACAAGCATACGCCATAGCGTCCATTGAATGGTCGTTGGTCTTTACAGGTTCATCAAGCGTTACTCCGTCCCTATTCTTCCGATATTTGTAACCTTTAATCTCCTTAATTGTATTAACACATCTTGGGTGGATATGTATCTTTGTCTGCTTTGTAGTGGTGATTTTAGCATTAACATCTTTAACACCAGCAGTCATCGGAAACCCTTCTTGATTAAATTGTTTAATACGGTCAGGTTCAGCAGCATCACCATATCCAGTTGAAAGATGCTTTGGTAATAAATTATTTCTGAAAAGCATATCTTTACACTCTTCAATCAATTCAGTATTAGTTAATTGTCGCTCATAGACTTCATCGACAATATACATCTCATTATCATACCAGCCAATGAGTAAAAATGAGCTGGGGTTGTTGAAACCAAAATCCGCTCCAAAACTCCAAAAATCATAATGTTGGTTATCAGGTATGACAGTATCGTAATTAGTGTAAATCACATCAGATAACTTACCCCATTTACCAGCACTATAACGTAACCATAAGTCATAGTCCTCGTTTTTCAGATTGTCATAATAATCCTTCTGGAATTGAGGTAAGAAATCGTTCTGTGAGTAATGGAAGTGAGCTTTAACACGTCTACTTTGAATTTCTTTCAAAATAGTATCGTAATCTCGGTAATCCCATAAGTCATCGGGGTGATGTTTGTTATGGGTTTCTACATCTCTTTTTTCGTTCTCGAACTCGTTTTTTGCATCATAATATTCATGATACCTTTTGTATATCCAGTGTTCCTCGTCCTCCGGTTGTACAACAAGTAACATTTGTGAATATCCATCGCCTCGCTTGCTAACTTCTCCTCTTCCTAAACGAAGCATTAACTCGGTGTAAAACGCTGTATCAAGCAATTCCTCTCCCTGCTCGATGTATACTCCATCAGCATTGATAGAACGAACTTTCCCTATCTCGTCTAACGCACCAAAATGAATAACAGAGTCATTAGGAAACGTTATAGTCCCTTCTGACTTGTTTTCATGGCATAAATCATATAAAGACTTTGTAATATTGCCTTTTCTATCACGTTCAATAGCAATATTATACAAGATATTCCTAATTTCTCTCCAAGCAGTACGCTTCAAACTTGGTAAAGTCTTACGATAAACATACCAACTTGCATGGTGATATTGTAAACAATAAAAAACAACCTTATAACAAGCAAAAATAGTCTTACCAGACCCCGCTGAACCTTCAACAAGGAACTCCCTTGCAGTTTCACCAATCCATGCCCGCTGGGCTTTTGTCATCGGAATATCTAAATCAATTGCCATCGTCTTTTTTCTCTGATTCTGTAATATTAATATTAAAACTAAATTCGTCAGGTGCTGAAACCGCTACCTCTTGTTGAGAAGTTTTGGTGAAACCATAATTACGCTCTAACAAGAATTTTAACATTTCAACGTTAGGAGCTTCATCATCAAGAGCTAACTCATTAGCACGTTTAGTCAATCTACGTCCAGCATTACTATGACCTTGACTAATCTTCATAACAGCATTAATCAATGGTGAATTAGTGATACCTTTTTCCATGTCCTCCATTACCATATCAACCCATTCAAACCATCTACGCTTGTCTACACCATAAGCCATACTTACCGCATCTTGAACTTTCATACCATCTCTGATCCCCGCCAAACAAGTGTCAAGTTTCTTCTTATAATCCTTCCTTACAGCATAAGGATAATGGTATGGTTCATCGTTTTTATGCGGATTATGTTCTTCCACCATTAAATCACCTCAAATAAACTTAATAATAATCGTAATAGCAGTAAATACTAAACCAACAACTACAAGATAACGGTTTAATCTACGGTCATGTTCCTCTTTATCATCTCGCATTTGTTGCTTAATACCATTCAATTCAGTTTCATAAGCTTTCAACCGTACTTCTAACTCCGCATCATTCTTATTTGATTGGATTTTAAAATCATGGAAACCAGTCAGTAACTTATCCATTTTACCGTCCATCTTATCCATTTTATCATTCAAATCATCAATCATCTTTTCCTTATAATCGGAACGAGTTTCTAATTCGGCGGTTTTACGTGCTAACTCCTGTATCTGTTGTTCATGTTCAGTACAAGGTGTTTCACTCATCTTCATCACCAGTAGTATATTCTGGATTTAAACCATCACTGTATTCATCAGCTACTGGTACAGCATTTCTTTTGAAAAATGTGTTAAAATACTTACTATCATAGAAAGCCCATACTACACCGAATATTGCACTAATAAGGATAATATAATCGTTGCTACTTGCAAAGGATACCAATGATGGTGTTCCAGTAGCTAATAATATGAATTTCCCAATAGTAGTAATATTTCCCACAAAAGCATCTCTATCCATTCTTAATATCCTCCATTAACGTGTATTGCCATGGATTAACCCCAAGACTCCTTGCAATAGCTACCAATTCATCATAATCACATAAATACCTGTTATTCCGGATAATAACATGATTATTCCGTTCAACAAAGACCTCATCATGCCGAGTATCCTTAACAACTTTTATAACGCCGAATAAGTAGCCATACGATTTCATAACATAAATAATCATATAAAAAAACCCCATCATATTAATCTGATGGGGGAAAAATATATTTTGCGAGGTTTTATTAGAAAATGAAAGAACAATTTAGTTATCTTCAAACACACACCACTAACTTGAAAATTAAATATTATGCTCTCTCATACTTGTTACTCGTAGTAGCGTGTACTAACTACACATTAAAAACCATAAAAAAAATTTCCAGAAAAAATTTGAAAATCCAAAATATGAACTTTCCAAAAAAAAGTAATACTCAACAATTTAAAAAAAATAAAAAAAATTAGAGATCATCATAATGCTCAACAATCAAATCCCAAATAATTGATTCAAAACTAACAGAACAAGTATTATCTTTATTTAATTCTCTTAAAGCGGCTTTTAAAACATTTGAAGCCCTAATTGATGTGTTTGATGTGTCATATTGTTTTGGGGTGAAGGTTATACAGATTTTCTTTAATTTGGCTTCTACGCTTTTACATTCTATCATTGAGTCGTAGCGGATTAGTAGTTTTTCAGGATTTGAGATTCCAGTTAGTCTTGCGATTGGGTTGAGTTCATCAAATCCATAGTATCTGTTTAAGTGGTTTTTTGTTGCGTAGTCTATGAGTTCTTTTGTGGTGGTTATTGTTTTGTTTTCTGTTTTAGCTATCATGATTTGTACACCTTAATTTGTATACTTTATTTTGTATTCAAAAGATATAGTTAATTATGGATTAAACTTTGTGTACCTGAAAAAAAGTTGCACAAATTGCACAAATAGTTAATTGTGTACCTTTTTTTTGTTTAGCAAAGTACACAACTTTTCAAAGAAATGTATAATTTAAAGTTATCAATTTTAATCATATCATCATCTCTTTTCATTAGTTATTTGACAGTTGTTCAAGTCCATTGAAAATGTGTACATGGTCTGTAAGAGCCAACCCCTCACGTGTAATAGAAAAAAAGGTATTATCATATTTTCTCACGAGGAACTAATATATTTTTCAGGGTACACAAATAGACACTAATAATAAATAATAATCTTTTAAATAAAAAAATAATAATAATAATAAGCCAAAAATAAATATAAAGACTAATAAAAACGCTTTAAACAATATAAAAACCAATTATAAACCTATAAACCAAAAGAAGAAACCCCCCCCTAACCAATTGTGCAATATAAAAGACAACCTGTGTACCAAAACACAATACAAAGTGAAAAATCACCCCACCAATTGTGCAACAAAAAATCTAAAAGTGCAACAAAAAAAACACAAAAAAATATAACAACGTTATAAAATAGAAAAAAATACACTACCAGAAATATGAGCATGTGGGAGGTTTGGCCTTCCCGGTTTTTTGTGATGTATTGAATATTGCCGGCCGGCCAGGTTCCTGGTTTCAACACTTCCGGCCGGTATAAATTCCAATTACAAATAACTACTTTATAGATTATAAACCTTAATGCAGCCGGCCGGCTTGGCTGCTGCTGCCGGTCCTGGTGCTGTTGGTCTTGATTCATCATACTAAAATTAATAATAATATCTTTGAAACTTCCGGAAGGATCGGAAGGAAGGAAGGAAGGCCAGGAAGGTCTGGAAGTTATCCATATAATAATAATAATGGAAGGAAGGCCGGCAGCTATTGAAAAAAATATTTAATGATGATAGGCGGCCGGCTGGCTGTTGGTCCTGGTTTGTATTATGTTAATATTATGGTGCGGTTTATTCACTGTTAAAAAAAGTAAAGGTTTGACTGGTTTATAGTAACCAGTCAATAATATTAAAAATTATGTCTATTATGCTATTTATTAAAGCAATTAGTAATAATGTATATAGTATTAATAGGAAGGTTTACACCTCCTTTATATTAACTATATTGTATTGGTATTTGTATGTTTTAAATTTGCCTTTGTTTCCTTTGGTTATATAATGGGGTGTGGCTTTCTGGTTTACTTCGTAGTATACTGGTTCCTGGTGTTGGAAGTTTGCAGTATAAAAGTATTTGGTCTGGCTGTTTCCGTTTTTGTATGGTGTTGTCTCTGGTTCTTTCCTGGCTTTGATAACTCTAATATATTTTAAGTGTGTTATTATTTTTGCAGTGTTGTCTTTGTTATATAATGCTGTTAATAGGTCCTGGCGTTGTTGGTGTTCTTCCTGTATTACTTCCAGGAGTTCTGGATCGTAACCGGCAGCCAGTTTATATAAGGTGTCTGGTTTTACTGTTATTACTTCCTGGTTGTTAAAATATCTTAATGCGTCTGTTTTATGGTGGCTGGTTGTGTTTGAATAGGTGCGGCTGGTTATATATGTTACTCCGTCTATTGATGCAGCTATTAAGGTATTATAACTTAAAAATAGGTTACTGTTTACTATATAGGCATTTTTATGCTTGTACTGGTTTATAGTTTGTATTTTTATATCTTGCATGTTTTACACGTCCTTTAAATTTATTGTTTGTTTTTTGCCTGGCTTTATTACCGGCAGCCAGGCCGGCCGGCGTTCGTCTGTCTTATATTTCAAATAAATAAAAGAAGTAATAGATATTACTTCTTATGATATGAAAAAATAAATTATAGTTTTTCATTTTTAGCACGTCCTTTATATTAATAACATACATAAAGCTTCTATTTGTATAGTTAAAAGAATATAAAGACATATTAAAATAATTGCTTTATACTCCACTTCTAAAAACTTCCAGTTTATCATATTTGATTCACGTCCTTTAATATATGCTTATACTTATTTTTTTAATGATTCCGGTCCATAGTTCGACTTTTTCACTTTTGATAAATGAAAAAATTTTATTTTCAAATAAAATATTCTGGACTGCTATTAACTCTTTTCCGGTTCTTTGTGTTCCTGGTTTAAATGTTAATTCCAGATGATCCGGACTTGTACTTATTATTTCAACTTGTTTTAAATCTGGGTTTTTTCTTAATTGTTTTATAATGTCTTTGTTTATCATTTTTATACGTCCTTTAAAAAAATAAAATAATATACCTTTTTTAATGTTGGTATATTGTTTTAATGCTGCCGGCTTGTTTGTTTAATAAGTTATTTAAAACTTTTAAAACTACGCTGCGGCGTCCTTTAATAGTTCCTTTATAGGTGGCTTTTATGCCTTTTTTATTTGTATAAAGTCTGGCGGTTGTTATTTGGTCCGGTTCGCTGGTTGTTATATCTATTTGATCCAGTTCTCCGGAAGTTCTTAAAATTTCTAATGTTTGAATATACATTTTTTAAACCTCTTAATGTTTGGAAGTGTTTTATACTTCCTTACATAGTATTATATTTTAATACTATATAAATATTTTGGTTATTATGGTATACTTCCAGCAGCTGCAATTAGTGAAACCTTCATCAGCAATTCCAGGTGAAACCTTCATCAGCAATTCCAGGTGAAACCTTCATCAGCAATTCCAGGTGAAACCTTCATCGGGGATCGTGCCGCTGGCACGCTCCCCCAGATGAAGAATAACCTCCCCCCCCCCCCCCACCAACTCCCCCACGCACGCAAGCAGGAGCGGGAGCGGGAATTTACAATTTAAGATATGGTAGATAGCTGGCGGCGGATTTTTTTCGCTTTAAGTTATGGTAGATAGCTGGCGGGCGCTGGTTTTAAGTTTTGGTAGATAGATTTTTAAGTTTTGGTAGATAAAATTCGCTTTAAGTCATGGTAGATAACTTTTAAGTATTGGTAGATAGAATTTTAAGTCCTGGTAGATGGAGTATGCTGTTTTTTTAAGTCTTGGTAGATAGTTTAAGACATTGGTAGATAGTTTTTTAGTAGTTTAAGCTTTGGTAGATGGGATATGGGTTAAAAAAAGTAGTTTTAAGACATTGGTAGATAACTTTTAAGATGTTGGTAGATAAAAAGAGTGTTGGACGTGTAGTAGTAGGTGAGCATAAGCGAAAGGACGTGTAAATGCTTATATCCACCTACATCGTGTTTTGTTCTTCAAACAATTTAAGAAGTTTAAAAACAATTTTCTTTTTGGAGGTACAAAAACAATTAAAAACCTCCAATTAGTATATTTTGTTATTGGTTGTATTTATATTTAATTGAATTTTCTTGGTATCACCTCTATGTATGGTTTTATTTCTTGTTCGAGGTATTGTATTTCTCTTTTGCTTCCGACTATGAAGATGTGTTCGCCATAGGTGAAGCTTTTTCCTTCATAACTGACTCTTGCGGTGTGGCGGTTGTCGCCACCACGATAGATGTTGTATTTGCCTCTGCTGACTTCTCTTTTGATTAAGCTGATTAGTTGTGGGGCTTTGACTACTATTCCTTCCCCACCTGTAAATTTTTCTACTACTCCGTATTTATATTGCATGGTGTTTATCCCCCTCTTATAAAATTTTCTTTGGCGCTTGTTGCTCTTGTTGCTCCATAAACAAAGTCTGTTCCGTAAAGATTAGTGTTTAATCCTTTATGACAGTTCTTTGAGTATAAATGTCTGTTTGGATATTTGCTGTTGCATCTGAATATACTGAAATATGGTTTGCCATACATTTGTTTATGGTTTAATCGTCTGTTTTTTTGTTGGTTTTTTAAGCTCATAGTTTTTTGTCCTCCGAGTTCATTTCCAGAGTTCATTTCCAGTTCATTTCCATTTCTAAATCCGAGTTCATTTCCATTTCGAGTTTCATTTCCAATTTGGTTTTCATTTCCAAATCGAAATTCATTTCTGTTTTCATTTTCATTTTCATTTCCAGATTGGAATTGGATTTCATTTTGAAATCCATTCTTCATTTCCAATCATACTAATTCATTTCCTCCTGATGATAATTCCAAGTTTATGTTTGGTTTCATTTTTTTTTAATAATCCCACAGTTCTTTTGAGATTTGCTGGTGAGATATGTTTATATACTTCATCTCTGTATGGAGAAGTAGTATACAATTCAAATCCATCATAATTAAACTCAACTGTCCGTTCTGTTGGGAACGGTCTGTCTATTATAACTTCAAAGGTTATGAAGTTATCACAACCTCTTCATTTGCATTCACTATGTCCTGATTAATCACGTAACGTAAGTAATCATAGTTTATTGGTTTGTTTGCAGGATAGTATTTGCTGAAACTACCAATGAATTGTGCTTTGTACCCATATTTGTGCCAGATGTGTATTGTTTCTGTGTGGATTATGTATGCTGCGATTAATCTTAATGATTTCCTGGCGGTTTCATTTGGAATAGGATTAACTCTGATTAAATTGAGTAGGCATGATAGTTCATAGTTGATTACGTGGTCTTGCCAGAAGTCTTTTGAGTAATCAAAGATTTGTACAACATCTAACCATGATGGTTCATAAAAGATTGAGCAGGCAGGAGTAATTTCTCCTGCTTCAAACAACCTTTTTAACTCACTATTGATTAATTCCTGTGCCTCATTTAAAAGATATGTGTATTTGTTACTCATTCTTTAACACCTACCCAGTTAATATCGTCCCATTTAGATGATGGAATACTTGTCTTACTATCTAATAATTCTCCAAGTTTTAAGTCATCAATGATTTTCTGTGCTGTTTTTAATACATTACTTCCTTTGCCTTTTAGTAGCTTTGTACGTTCAGCGTCATCATAGCTGCGAGTCCAGTTTAAGATATAAGCAGGGCTTTCTTTATTTTCAATACCTATGTATTTAGAAACTAAATGGCTGACTGCTTCTGCTTCAAGTTCTTTGGTTTCACGTTTAATCTCGTTCCTGTTACTATCAAAATGCAAGTGGTAATGGGCTAATTCATGGAAGAAAGTTCCAATCTGTTTATTTACTGATGTGTGCTTACTGATCCATATCTGTGCGCCATCTGTGTATCCACGAGTAATCTCTTTGTTAGATAAATTCACTGGAATATTGGTTCTTTGGATTATCTCATCGAGAGTAAAGTCATGTTTGGCACTGGTGAAATCTGCCTCGAATTTATCTCCTTCGGTTTGGCTTAAATCAAAGACTGGAACGGATTTGAACCGTAGTAAAGTCTTTTTAATCTCATTTCCATCTTTATCAATATCATCGACTTGGAATGTGTAAGGAGCTAAAATTCTTAAAGCTTTTTCACCATGTTTAACATTTCTGTGGATAGTTCTACCATCTGTGGCTTTGATTTTTTGCCATTTGCGGTATGGGGCTAATAGTTCAGCGGTTTCACCAGTTCTACAATATAATTGCCAGTTGGCAAGAGTAATATTTCCATAACTGTATTGATGGAAACCATGTCTGCCGGCTAATTGGATATTTGTTATTTTTTCTAATTCATCTGGCTTTGTCAATATGGTATCGACTAATTCTTTTTGGATTTTACGGAGTTCTGCCCCGTTTGTACTGTATTCTAAACCTTTTTGGGTCATTTAACTCACCTCTAAAATATTGGATTGTCAATATCCCAATGATACTGACTCCATACTGTTTCATATTTGCTTTCATTGTCAATTTCCCATGATTCTAATGCGTGGAATAATGGGTGATTGTTATTTTCAGGACATTCGCAAGTCTGATAAGTATAACAAGATAAAGACTTGTATCTTTGCCCATCATCAACATCGAGTTTAATATATTCTCTATCTTGGAGAATGTGATACTCATTTTCACCATATCTGCAATTTAAGCTTTTTGTGTTTAAATCACTTAATATGTTAATTAACTCTTCATTACTTTTTTCAGCGTAATTCTCTTTGTCATATTCTTTAAAGTCATCTGATTTAATGACATCAACAACGCAGCTTAAAGTTTTATTGTGGCATAACCATGCACTCATATTATCACCTTTTCTTTGTCTATATGGTACTTTGCGTCAAGGTATCGGTAAGCACCTAATTTTTCACCTACTTTTGCAAATACTAACTCATCACCAATTTCCTCGAAATTGTCCTGTATGAGTTCTTTTAATTCATTAAATAATGTATATTCTTTTTCACCTTTTTTGTATGGGTTTGGAGGTAGTTCTGATTGTAATTTTGAACCGTTGTAGAATTTGATGATTTTATCATATTCGTCGATTGGTTCTGTTATATCAGCAACTCCTCGCACATAAATTCGTCTTGCTTTAAGATGTTCGACGGTGAATAAACAATAATCCGTCAGAGAAATCACCTCAATAAATGATTATTGATGATTAAACCGTAACCAACATAATGTACTTTTTCTTCTCCAATTGGGAAGAACCCGAGTTTTACAACTTTCCATTCATCATATCCAACAGTTTCGGCAAATTTCTTTGCATCATCAACTGTGTGAAAGTATAAAGATGGAAATTTATCGTCAATGTAAGTTTCCATTTGTAATCACCTTTTAAATTTTCCAAGTTATATCAGATTTACACTTGATTTTATGGTACATCTGTAACTTGTTGTTTTAGTATTAGAATTTCTTACTATATATACTTTATGGTGAAATATTTATTACCTATGAATTATAAAAAAAATAATCATGTCGAAAAAAACAGTGATGACTATAAGTCAGTACAATTATGATAAACTACAAAAAGTAGAAGGGGCAACAATGAATGATAAAGTAATGAATTTATTTAAGATTGTTGAACCATTTATGCCAATGGTAGAGTATACCGAGAAAAATAAATCGTTGAAAGTTGAAGGGTCTACAAGAGAATATGTTGATGGGTTTCGGATTAGTCTTGGGGAGTCCAGGGATAATATTTTAACAAGGGCTTTCATGATTTTAGATGAAATCAATAAGTCATCTGTGGAAAGTTTTTGGATACCATTTTTAATTAAAAATCCATACAATAATTTGTTAGTTATTGACGGACAGTTAGAATATAATAATAGAGAATTATCATTTAATTACAGAGGTAACGTTTATATGGGAAAATTGCCTCCATCATACATAGTTGATGGTAATGATTTAACAAAAGAATTATATTTATGGTATGATAACTTAAATTGGAATGAGATCATTAGTTTAATATTATATCATAAAGATGGGAAACATATCATTAATGAAAAAGATTTTGTATTAGAAGTAAATTAGTTTAATCCATAATTAAGTATATTTTTAAAAGTTAAATATATTATTTGTATCCATAGGATATGCACGTATCGAAATCTTTTCATTTGATTTCTACCTCTAAATTAATCGGAAAATGGTTTTTATACCTGGTTTCCCCAATTTAATGAAACCAGTTAGATGTCATTTATTATCAAAGTTTATTGGTGGAGGATTATTCTCTACCAATAATGCTCCATTTTTTCTTATTTTTTTTGTTTAATCCTTAATTAACCATATTTTTGAATTACATATCTTATTATATGACTCGTAATGATGTAAGTGTATTTAAAAACATCGGAGCAAGCTCTCATTCCACAAGAGAGCGAGAGAGAACTGATTTCTACTCTACTGACCCATTGGCTGTTAAATTATTAGATAAATTCGATTTACTTGATAGGGAATTTCCTTATTGGGAAAATGCTTGTGGAAGCGGTAAATTAAGTAATGAATTAAAAAGACTTGGTTATCAAGTTTATTCAAGTGATTTATATGATAGAGGATATGGAGATACTGGCATTGACTTTTTCAAATGCAAAGAACGATGGAAAGGGAATATACTAACAAATCCTCCTTATTCATTCATTAATGACTGGATACTTCATTCTTTGGATTTAGCTACTAATAAAGTATATATCTTTTGCAGGATACAAACCATTGAAACAATTGGTAGATATAATAAGATTTTCCAAGATAATCCACCAGTGTTAATATGTCCTTTTGTTAAACGTATCCAATGTTACCGGAATGATGACATTAGTTTGAATGGGTCTGCGGTATGTTATGCTTGGTTTATTTGGGATAATAAAGATGATAGTAACGAAACAAGAGTGAAATGGTTAATATGAGAATAGTAGATTTGCAGTTGAACCTTGATGAGGTATTGTTAAAGGAACATGAAACGGTTGAAGAGTTAATATCTAAAATAGAAAAGATTATTAATTCTAATTATCCTGTACAATATGAAATATTAAATGAGGAATATTATGACTAATGTTTGTAGTCTAACTTTTGAAGTTATATGTTATGTTCATGATGAGAACGCTGATGATCTCGGAAAAGATTTAGCAAAGTTCCTGGAAGAGTCATGGTTTAATGGTGAGGATATACTTGAAGTGAATTACTTGGACCATTCAGTTAAATATTAAATTAACTATATCTATAAGAGGCATATATTATAATTGTATCCATTGTGATACGAGTGTTTTATATAGTTCACCTGTTTTAAAGCAATGGGAAAATAATGGAAAGAAAAAAAGTTTTTTTAGGCATTACATTTTTTTGTTCTCCTTTATTAATATTTATCAGTAGTTTTTTTTCTTTTCATATTTCCTATCTTTAAAAAATGGGCTATTTTGAACATATATATCATCTTATACACAAAACCGTTTGGGAAGAGAAGTTTTTAGGTGAGGGTTTTTGTTAGGATATTTTTTTACCTTGCCTGAAAACTGTCTTTCATTGTTGAAATCCATATTGAATTATATCTTGAAGGTTAATGGGGGTTTCTTTTCTTAATTTTCTAAATCCCCATTTTTCTTTTAAGGGTTAGCTGGGGTAATATGAAGTTAATTAATGGCGATTGCCTAACAGAAATGGATAAGTTGATTAGGGGGGGGCAGAAGGTAGATTTAATTTTAACGGATTTGCCTTATGGTACTACTCAATGTAAATGGGATAGTATTATTCCGTTTGAGCCGATGTGGGAGCGTGTTAATGCTTTGTCAAAGGAGCGTACTCCTACGGTTTTGTTTGGGCAGGAACCTTTTAGTAGTCATTTAAGGTTAAGTAACTTGAAATATTATCGTTATGATTGGATTTGGAATAAGCAAAAAGGTACTAATTTTTTAAATGCTAATCGTACTCCTTTACCTTGTCATGAGAACATAAGTGTTTTTTATCGGAAGTTGCCAAAATATAATCCGCAGAAACGTTATGTTGGTGTTAAATCAAAAGGGCAAGTAGAAGGTGGTTTGTCGCATAAGACATATGGTAAGGTTAAAGTTCATACTATGTGGAAAGATGATGGTTACCGGTTTCCCTTAACGGTTATTGAGTGTGCTAAATCTAAAACAGAAGCAATTAATGGTAGAAATGTTCACCCGACACAGAAGCCGGTTAGGTTATTAGAATATTTGATTAAAACGTATACTGATGAAAATGATACTGTTTTAGATTTTACTATGGGGTCTGGTTCTACCGGGGTTGCTTGTAGAGTTACTAATCGTGATTTTATTGGTATTGAGTTAGATAAAGATTATTTTGAGATTGCAAAGGATAGGATTAATAGTGTGCAGTCTAAATTAGTTTGATTTTTAGTTACTTTTTTTATGGTAAAGTTTATATACTATGGTATCCATAGGTATTTATGGTGATAACATGAGTAAAATTACATCAATGCAAATTTCAGAAGCTACATTAGATAAACTTCATGACTTGAAAAGTCGTGGGCAATCTTATGAAGATGTAGTCTTAATGTTATTACAAGTTTATGATGAAAATAATACTGATGGAAAATGATAAATAAATCAAAATCCAATAGTATTATGGACGAGCATTATACAAAGTAATGAAAGTAAATTTAATTAAAATTTACCACTAATAATAAAATAATTAACAACCGACTATTTTTTATATATAAAAGGTTGGTTTTTAATTATCGTTTATACATTACTTCTCAAATGCTCTCTGACAAGACAAAATATATTAAAAAAACATATAATCAAACGGTGATTCAAGATGGATACAAACTTACAGAAATTCTTTGATGATAGGAATTTGTCAAAGAAAACTCAATCTCACTACAAAGCTTCAATCCAATTGTATGAGTATTTGAATAAAAAAACTCTCACAGAATTATTGGAAGAAGCTGATTATCAAGAAGAGCAAGGAGTACGGTGGAAAAATCGTTCTATTCGTGAACGTTTAATCCAATATCGGAAATACCTTTACTCTGAAAAGTCAGAGGCAACTGCAAAGTTGTATTTGACTGATGTTCGTAGTGTTTATAGGCATTTTGAGATTGAATTACAGGATTTACCTGTGTTCAAATCAAAAGACATTGACGCTACCTATGAAATGGAATTTGGCGACTTGCCAACTCGTGATGAGTTGAAAGATGCTTATTATGAGGCAAACAATGTTACTAAATGTATTATTCTGTTTGCTTTGTCAAGTGGTTATTCCAAGGTTGATTTATTAAACCTATCTGTTGGGGATTTCATCAAAGCTTGTAATAATTACACTAAAACTCATAAATTGATAGACCAGTTACATGAGTTAAAATCTCAAACAGTAATTCCTACTTTCAAAGGTAGAAGGCAAAAAACAGGTAAGAAATTTATTACCTTTTGTAGTCCCGAAGCAAGCGAGCATATTATACAGTATTTGATTGGGCGTGATGCTCAAATCCGTAAAGATTACGAAGATGCTGATGATACTACTCTTCCACGAAGGTTACATAAAGATGACAAACTCTTTGATGTGAGTGATAGTCATCTCAATTATACTTTCAGGAGGATCAACAATAAACTTGAATTTGGGAAAGTCGGAAAATTTAATAAATTCCGCTGCCATGTACTTCGGAAGTTTCAAGCTTCCACCTTGAAAAACATTGATTTCCTTACATGGACGTTCGAGGAAATCGATACTTTACAAGGTAGGAGTAAGGATAAAACTCATCGTGCTTATTTCCATGATGATAGTGAGAAGTTATGGAAAAAATACTACGAGAGTGTAGATGAACTTATGCTTTTCAAATCAATTCATGCAGTTGATGAGGAAGCGTATGAGAAAGTAAAAGCCGAGAATAATTTCTACAAAAAAGAGATTGTTCGCAACGAGCAGAAATTGGAGGAACAACAAGCTAAAATCAATCAGATAATAGCTAATCAGAAAGAATTAGAAGCAATGTTAGGTTTATAGAGATTAAATAATCTCTACCAAACCCATTGAGTGGAATAATTTTTTTTATCAGTGGCAGCCGATAAGTTATTATTATTCCAATTTCTATTTTTTATGGTTTGTACTATTTATTGTTTTTGCATACTTTTGATTTTGTAAAGTAGTGATTTTTAGTTATGTTTTAGTCAAGGTGCAGATGTAAAAAGTTACGTTACTATTCCAAGTTCTTACCTTACATATAATTTCTTTATTCATTCATCGTAACCTTGACTATATTCCTTCGCCAAAAAAGAGGTGAAATAAAATGATAGATGCAGTAGTTGGTGGACTTAAAGGCAAGTTCATGACAATGAAAGAGTACGACGCATTATGCAAGAAAATACTTGCTAATAATGAGTTGATTAAAGAGTTGAAAGCAGACCTTGAAATAGGTGATACAGATGTCTAATGAACCAAGAGAAATCAAAATAAACCCATGGACTATCTTATTTATGAGCTTTGCATTTGCATTAGTGTTTTTCATAATCGGAGCAATATTTAGGCATTATGTATGGATTTCAGCATGAGGTATACTATGTCAGATTGTTATATTGAAGGTAAAGTTGATGTTGATAACAATAAACTTGTTGATGCAATTAACAAGCATAACGAGTTGTTAGAACATCAAAATAAAATCCTAATCCACCAGAACGGGATTTTAAGCAAACTATTAGATGAAATAATCCTAATTAGGAGAGAAAAATTATGAGTGAATTAGAAACTATGGTTATGCAAATCAAGATGATTTCAATGAATTTACAATTACAACTCGCAAAAGGCGAGTTAAAATTTGATGACACCGAAGTACAACATTTTATTCCTGTTTGTATGGAGTTAGTTGAAAGTGATTTCTTGAAAATCATAGCCGAGAATATTCTCATTGAAGAAGATTCTAAAATCGTATGTAATTTCATAGACCAAGTGGAAGCATTAGCAAAAGTTAATGGTGAAATGATGGGAAATGAAGTTAAGAAAATGGAGAGATAAAACATGGCACAAATAGTTAGACAAGAGATAGTAAAACCTGTTGAGTTGAAAGATACTCATGGTAACACTACCGCAGTATATGATAGTGAGATGGTGGCAGCAGTTAAAAATACTGTTGCAAGAGAAGCCACCGATCCGGAATTATTTATGTTTTTATCAGTGGCTAACAAGTATGACCTTGACCCATTTTTGGGTGAGATTTACTTTGTTAAAACCAAAGATGGTAAAAGCAGCTTAATGAGCAGTCGTGATGGTTATCGTAAAATCGCAATGAGAGAACCAACATACAAAGTCCATTACAGTGATTATGTATGTGCTAATGACGAGTTCAAAGTAACTCGTAAATTCGGTAAATTAACCGATTTAGAACATACATACAGTCATAAAGATAGAGGAGCTTTGATTGGAGCGTATTGTGTATTGGAAACTACTGATGACCGCAGATACTTTTTCTATGCCGAGTTTAATAAGTATAATACTGGACAGAATGCTTGGAGTTCTTATCCTAATGATATGATTGTCAAAGTCGCTGAAACAAGAGTTTTCAAAAGCTTTGCAAATATCAATGGAATACAAGCAGAAGAAAGTATGCCGGCAGAATTTAGTAGCGAAGAGAACGTAGAATTATTAAAAGAACAAGAAGAAACTGATTTTATTGAAACTAATACAATTGAGGAGGAATAATTATGGCAGTCGATGAACGTTATGTAGAAACCGTCGGAGAAGTGAAAGAAGATAACTTCGAGGATATTTTAGGCGAATTTGGAGCAGAAGCGGACTTTGTAGAAGATGCAAGCGGTATTACCGTACCAGCAGATTACTGGGACAGAAACTTAAAACAATTACCTGCTGAAACCATTTTTGCTGGTAAACCATATCTTGGTAAACCTGAAAAAATTGAGTGGGAAGATAAGGAAACTGGTGAGAAACAGGTTAATTATCAAGTTAAATTAGTGGTAATTGATGATGCAAGTAAAGAAGCTTACACTATACCAATTAATCTAAAATCTATGGATACAATCCAAGAAAATTTATATCCTGCAAGTAAACTTTATGCTTTACAGATGGGGTTAATGGAATTAAAAGCACCAGGAATCTCCCGCACATACAATAGACTAACTGTTAATCTTGACAAACTTCGAGAGATTATCTCTAAAATGGACGAGGTCTATTTTAAAGTCATCATTATTGATAGTGGTGATTTCAGTTACAAGTCATTTAGGATTGTAGATGAAGAAGAGATTTAAGATGTGATCCACAATGAGCCAAGCAAAAAGAAAGGCGAAAGATAACTCTAATAAATCTGAAAGAATTATAAGCTACCTTCATAGTTTAAATTATTCCAAAGATGATTTTAAAGAGTTTATTCTTTTACCTTTGGCTCAATGGTTACATGATGAAGGTTTTTCTATTGAAGATACTGGTTTTATCCTTACTTCTATTGTTAATGTTGATGAAACTATCTTGAATGATATTTATGATGAAAACTCTTTTGCGTTGTATGATAAGTCTGAATTGGCTACATTCTTAAAACAAGAGGAGTATGAGAATTTAGAGAGCATACTTAATCCTATTGAGAAAATTAATGGTTTTTCTTATGAGATTAATTCTGATGAGAAAATTAAAGTTGATTTTATTAATAAACGAGTGTATCATGTCAGAGAATATCAAACAGGCAAAGGTGAAACCAATGTTAAATCAACACCGGTGATAGAGGCGGTTCCGCATGAGTTAGTTGTTTATGATTCTGATTTTGTTGAAACACGTACTTTTTCTATTACTTGGAAATCCAAGTATAGTAATCGATTGTTTTTAACACAATCCGAGAATGGTGGTGCAACAATAAAAGAAATTGAATCTATGCTTATCAATGCAGGATATTCGCATAATAAGAAATTAATGAGTGATGTCCTTTCTACTACCATTAATGGAATGATTGATAAGAAAAGAGCAATTATCAAAGATACAATTGACAACAAAGGAGTATACTATTATCATGACAAAATCCTTGTTGTTAAGTTAGATGTAACTCAACCGAATACAGATGAAATTAAATCTGCAATAAACTTATTGGAGGAGTTACATCGAGCTTATAAAAAAGAAGCTACTGTATTGGCTACTGTTCTTAAATGGGGAGTGGTTTCTATTTTTAGTTACGCAAGGAAACAGGCAGGAGCTAACTGGTTCCCATGGTTATATCTTGTGGGGGCTGGGCAATCTGGTAAAACTACACTGGCGAAAATAAGTGCTTTTTTTTATGGTGTTCCAAATGACAAAATGAACATTGGAGGCGCAAGTTTCAACAGTGATTATCGGATTGGTGTAGCGGTTTCAAGAGATTGTGGATTGACTATTGTTAATGAGCCGAAGGCAACGTTTAAGAATGAAAATACTACTGAAACTGTTAAAAATAGTGTTGAATTAAAAGTGTGCAGGAAAGTTCAAGGCAAGATTTATCCGGCATTTAGCCCAGTTATTTTCACTGCTAATAGTTTCATTCCAGAAATGGATAGTTTATATCGTAGATTATTTATTATTGATTTTAACTACGACCAACGTAAAACCGGAGAAGTCAAAAAAGAATTTGAAAAGAAATTTAATGTTGAAAATTCATCAAGGAGCTGTTTAAAAGAATTAGAGGTATTGGGTAGAGTTGCATTGCGAACAGTCATGAAAAATCCAAGTTTGTTATCTGATGACTGGAAAGACTTTGCAGATATGCTTATTAAAGAATGCTATACACAAGCAGGATTTAAATCAGTTCCTGACTGGTTACAACAATGGAGTAGAGATAAAGAGTTATCAGATTTAGATAATCTCATCATAGAGGAGATACAAGTTGTTTTAGTACGAGAATTATATAACGCTCGTAAAAAAGTTAATTCCTATGGGGAATATGATGACGTTTCCAGTAAAAGTACGGAGTTTGAACATTTATTTTGGCATTTGCTTGATGAGAGAGCGTTTGAATGGGCTTTACCTCATCAGCCATGGGGCGGAGAGCAGAGTATTTTTTTAAATCAAGGTTTCAAAAAATTACTCTCCAATCATATTGATGAAATAGGTTCTCTTAAAAGCATAGCCCAGTTACTCGGTTGGGAGTATAGGAGAGTTAGATTTGGTAATACTTCCAAAAAAGGTATTCTTGTACCATTTAGTAAGTTTATGGAATTTGTTTATCCGAGTGTGGAATAATGAAGAAATTAAATACTTGTTATTATTCATCTGGAAGCAAACATGAATGTTGTACTCATCAACAATATTGTATCTTCAATCAAAAACGAGATCAATTAGAACGGAAAATTAGGAAAAATTGGCTGAAATATTATGAGTTGAAAAAAATCTACAATAGTTATCTGAAAGGGTACTATTGTAGAGATATTGATTATGATTTCTTATTAAAGAAATTAGATTTGGTTAAACATAATATTTCACGTTTGGTTCAATTTAGAAATAAAATAATCAATGGAGAGGTTGATGGATATGGATTTGAAATATTGGAGTCTAAAACAATATAATCCAAGACAGGAACAAGTCCAGATTATTGATGAGATTTCAAATGCTATGGATTGTGATTATAAAAATATCATATTAGAAGCTGGGACTGGCATTGGTAAATCTGCAATTGCTACAAGTATTGCGAGAATGGTTAATGATAGCTATATATTAACAATGACTAATCAGCTTCAAAAACAATACTTGCAAGATTTTGATTATATGCTCATGGAAATCAAGGGCAGGAACAATTACTCTTGTAATTATGGAGGCAATTGTAGTATATGTCAAATGGAAAAAGAAAACTCAAAGAGATGTCCCGACTGTGAATATTTATCTCAAATGCTAAAAGCCCAAGACAGTGAAATAGTAATTACCAATTATGATTATCTATTTTATTCTGGTAATTATGCGAATCAATGGGATACAAGAGATTTACTAATTTTAGATGAAGCTCATAATTTTGAAAAGAAAATCATGAGTTTGGTATCAGAAGATTTAAACCGTTACATTATTTGGGATCGATATGGGTTTGATATTTTTGAATTTATAATGAAAGGCGGAGCATTAAAAAACATTAATAATGCTGAATACTGGTGTAGCATACTTGAAAAATGTATTGAAAAAGAAAAAAAGGTATTTGTTTATGATGGGGTGGAAAAAAAGAAACATGAAAATTATCTCATTAAATATCGTAGAATGATAAAGAAACTTGAAATTGGGGATTATGTTATTGAGTTACCGCTCCGTAAAGAGATATTAGCGGATAAAGATAAATCGGATAGGTTGAAAGTTGAATTGAAACCTTTATCTGGTGAAAGACATAGTGAAAATTTACTACGTTTCGGGAATACTCGGTTGTTTATGACTGGAACGTTAGGTAGTAAAGACTGTTTTTGCAAGTGGAATGGATTAGATGCTGATGATACTTATTATATTTATGCTAAATCACCGTTCCCAGTAGAGAACCGTCCTATTATCCGTCAGTATGTTTGTAGTATGCGTCAGGAAGCTTGGAGAAATCCACATATCATTAAGTATATTCAGAAGATAATGGCTGCTCATGCTGGTGAAAAAGGTGTTATTCATACGAGTAGTAATCAGCAGGCATGGTGGATTAAGAAAGCATTAAATAGTAATCGTGTTTGGGTTGCTTATGGTAAAACAAGAGAAGCTACTATTAGTAAATTTGAAGATAGCAATTATCCGATTACCTTGATTGGTGCGGGATTGAAAGATGGTGTTGATTTTAAACATGATAAGTGCAGGTATCAAATACTGTTCAAAGTTCCTTATCCAAATCTTGGCAGCCAACAAGTCAAGATTAGAAAAAAGAAGGATATTGATTGGTACATTAATCAAACAGTTCAACCGCTTCAACAAGCATATGGTAGAGGCATTAGAGATCAAACTGATTTTTGTACTATGTATATTTTAGATGAGGACTTTGAACAATTAGTTTCCGCTTATCGACATATGTTTAATGAATACTTTTTAGAGGGGATACAATGAATTTTACTATTGTTGATGGCGTTTATGCGGATTTAGAGAATATTCGTGATGATTTCTGCAATGATTACCTCTACTCTAATGAGTTAAGTAATGTTGAAATCCGTAAAAAATATGGATTAACCGTTGGAGAATTTAACGAGTTCGCACGTACCGTTAAAGCAGAACATGGATTATCAAGACGTCCACGACTCATTAATGGTTCTCCAAAATATTATTATAAACATAAATATGGATTTGCTATTCAAAAACATATCAAAGATAAATATGTCTATTTTGGTATTGTACCAACAAAAAGGATAGCCGAAACGGTTGTAGAGATGTGCATTCAGGCAAGTTGGGATATTCCGACTTGTTTGGATATTGTACGTAATTATAGGGAAGTGGTTAGTTGAATACTGTTAATGTGTATGGGGAAGTTCATGTGCATACAAATGAAAGCAAAGCAAATGTGGGGAAATCTCCGGCTGAAATGGCTATTATTAAACGAGCAGCGAAACAGCGAGATGATAATACTTGCCAGGTGTGTGGTGAAAAAGATAAGATATTGGAATGTCATCATATTTTCCCACAATCGAAATATCCTGACATGGTAGCTGATTTGAGTAATATTATAACTCTTTGTCAGTCTTGTCATCGGAAATATCATTCAAAATATGATGGTGCGGAAGGGGCTGTGTCTTTTTCTAAATATATGCGGGATAATGGTGAGATTCATGGTTAATTTTGTAATTGTAGAGTCTAATGTTTATCATGAGCATTATGATGAGTTTTGTGCAATGCACAATGGTGGTGTGCCAGTGAAACAGATAAGAGAACAATTGGGATTAAGCAAAGCGAATTTCAACACTTATTATAAGAGAGCTATTGAAGAGGGACGGATTACTAAAAGGCATCGTAGACATGATAAAAAACCAGAGAAGTATTTGCCGAAGAATTATACTCGCATGGATAATGGTTATTTCCGTATTACAAAGAATAATAAGTATGTGAGTTGTATTTTTGGTGAGGAACGAGCTAAATTGTTTGTTGAATTGATGAGAGAATGTGATTGGGATAAAACAAGGATTGACGAGTTTAAAAGACACGTGTATACGATTTATCCTACCCGGAAAAGAGTTTTTATTGATGGGGGAATGAGGAGAATTGCCTAATTTATTAGAAGAGAAGTTACGAGGGATTAAGAACCGTAAGATTATCTTACGTGAAGAGATTAAAAGTGAAACTGACCGTAGAAAGTTGCAAGAGTTAATTAAACAAATGCAAGAGTTGAATAATGAAGAAACGCAATGTTTAAGAGATTTAGGTGTGATTTAATTGAGTAATTTAAATGAAGAAGATATTGCAGAACATAAAAAGAAAATTGTTCCTTACGTTTTTGTTCATGGAACTTGGTTAAAGTATGATAAACGTGAGAAAAAGTATAATCCTTGTGAGATTACAACTGTTCCTTCAAGATACTTGTTAAATTATTATGACAAACTAATTATCGAGTTATCAAATAAGGAAGAATGGTTAATTGAAATTAAAAAGGATTATTCTGATAAAGAGTTCCATTACAGGTTTATTTCTGATTTTGATTTCAAGAAAGAGTATGGAAAAGCAAATGATGACGTCCGTAAACATCATGCGGAAATAAAATGTAAAGAACTTTTAGATACTAAAAAATCATTGGAAATTAGTATTAATTACATTAAACGTTATATGCGTTTGATTGAAAAAGTTGTTGAGATAAGGAGGATTGGATAATAGTGTTTATCTATATCTCACTACTCTTTTTTCTTTTAGTATACTTATGCTTTAAGTATATTAATAGAAAGTATAAGGAAAGTGAAGAGTTTGGAGTTATTGATTATAATTATTATAGGAATGTTAAAGAATTTCATACTCAATGGGATTTCTTACCAAAGCCAAGAAAAAAACAACATTATATTCTAAATTATGCTGAATTACTACCAATCATAACGGTGGAAAGTTATGTCTGATCCACGATTAGTATGGTGCAAATGTGGTTACCACTTCAAACCAAACGCATGGCATAAAATAATTATGCTATTACGAGGCGAGTATGTTAAGACTTGCCCACGTTGTCAAGGAAAACTACATCTTGTATTATACAATTTTGTGGTTTGTAAGCGTAGAGAGTATATTACTTATGAGATTTGGGATAAGAGGTTTAAACGATGAATGATTGGATTATTTTATCATTAGGATTAAGCATATTAGATTTAATACTGATTTGCAGAGCATATCGAGTATTACAAGATAGTATAGATGATGTTAAAGGTATGAATCATATCCTACAAGACCAAATAAGAAATATTAATACTATTGGTGTTGAATATGCTGGGCAGAATATCCATTTTATTGAAAATGAAGTTGATAAACATAATCTCTTAATTCAAATGTTGCTGGAAGATTATGTTATAAAACATGATGATGAGATAAAAGATGTCGTGCAGGATAGTGCAGGACACATTCAAGGAGTTTACTGGAAGGAAAAAGAATGATTGAATTTCTATTAGGAATTTTTGTTACAATATTCGCATTTATAGTGATTGAAATGGTGATTAAATGATTGAATGGTTAGTAATGATAGTTTTATTCGAGTTAATGATATATTTAGCGTTAAGGATTATTGAGTTCTTTGATTATTACACTGAACACAATAGTAATCCTGATTTTACATATGTTATTGATGACGAGGAAACTATCAAAAAAGTTAAAGATACTTTGATAGGTGAAGATGATGATGATTGAATTAGATAAAGAAGCTATGGTTTATCTGATTAGTAGTATTCAAAAGAAGTCTGATAAAGTGGCTGGTTTGAAAATTCAAAATCATAAACTAAAAAAAGAGATTAAAGCACTTCGTATGGATTGCTTTAAGCTTGAAGCAGATAAAGAAACATTAGCTAAAAGATTAACTGAATTAAACCATGAATTTGTTAAAGCAAAGGAAATATCAGAGGAATGGGAACGGAAGTATTTTAAAGAAGTTAATAAAGTTGAAGATTTAGTGAGGAAATTGAACAATGACTGAATATAGTGTGTTATTTGCTGTTAAAATCTCTGCTAAAAATGTAGATGATTTGTATCGTAAATCAGAGAAAACTGGTGAGTTATTATCTAAATATCTTGGGAAACAAGTAATACCTTACCAGTATGGTGAATTAGAATTAAAAAAAGATATTAAACAAACAACATTAGATTAGCTATGATAACTATAACTAATTTGAAAACAAAGAAAGCAGAAGTAGAATGGGACACTGGGGCAGATTTCCAGTTCCTTATTCTATTAAAAGAAGTCATAGAGTCAAGAAACAAAGACAAAGAACGAGTAATAGGATTAAAGGAGGAGTTAAAATTAACAAAGAATTAAAAGAAACAACACTCGCTGCATTTAATTTCATGAAAATGGAATTAGAACAACACCTTGAAAACAATGGAGCAGCATCATTTCGTACAAGTTACGATGTAACTGATTTTGAGAATAAAAAAGATTACAGATTAGTATTAAGGTTAAGGGAGATTAAAAGATGAGTATAAAAATTAACCGATTTTCGACCGAGAATGTTAAAAGAAACGTACAAGATACCCCAGTTACAATTAAAAATAGTACAGCTATCTTGATTAAAGACCATACAGACGATAATATCATTAGCTTAATACAATTGGAAAATGATGTTAAAAAGAACACTGAATTGGCTGAAAGAATCATTACTACTATTGAAGATTGGATTGTTGAAAATGACAACAGCGACTGAAAAAAGGAGGAGGTCATCTTTGAATAAACTTAATGCAAACGAATATAAAAAAGTTATCAAAGAAGTACATATTGATGACAGGGAGAACAGCCGAGCAGATTATTTTAAAGAAATGTTTGTTGATTTAAATCCTTCTATTCAACGTCTTAAATATGGAGATTACGTCTTCTTTGGGAACAATGGAGAGTCCATAGGCGTAGAATTTAAAACAGGGGAAGATTTTCTTTCAAGTATAGACCCATCTACTAATCATCTTCATAATCAGGTATATAATATGATTCATGAATTTGATTATACTTTTGTTATAATCGAATGTGAAAATTTGTCAAAAGTAGCTACTAAACGGTTCTATCAAACAGGGATAAATGTATCTATTCAACAGATAAATGGAGTAATTAGTGAGCTTAATACTGTATCAACAGTATTATTCTCTCAAACTTCTTTTCAGACCGCAGATCTTTTAATGCGTACTGCGGGTAAGATGATTCAGCAAAAACCGTTCCTTTGGAAGTTTGGTAAAAAATCCCCAAACAGTGCATTAAATTACTTGAATAGTATTCATGGATTGAAAAATACTGCTGTTGATATTGTTGAAACATTAAATTTACGAACCTGGAAAGATTTAGACAACCTAACCGTTAAGGATTTGATGAAGGTTGATGGGATTGGGAAAGTAAAAGCGATGAATATAATTAATGAGATAAGGTGATTAATTTGAGTTATAAGTCCGTTATCGAAAAGAAACTTAAAATGTATTCGGAAACAAATATTGCGAAAGATGAGGGCTTATCAGATGAAACGAAAAAAAGGATAAACAAGAATTATAATAAAAATCAGCAAAAAAGGAGAGTTGATGCAATACTAAATAATGTTAAGAATAAGGATAGTCTTAAAGAGGAAGTCCATGGTATTGTAGAAGAGAATAAGATTAAAGATTTATGTAAAAATTGTAAAGAAGAGTTAGTAATAGCTGTTATTATATTATACGTTCAAAGAAATCGTAATCCTCGTTTTAGGATTGAGGAAACTGGTTTATGGAAACGGTATGGTTTGACTTGGCGTAAGTATAGTATGATTGTTGAACGTATTTTGACTAATGAACGTGAGAATAGGAAGAGGATCAAGACGGATAAGAAAGTTGATAATGAGCAATTGATCCGTTGGTGAATGTTTGTTATTTTGATAGAGAATAATAATAGTTTGGTGATTTAATGAGATTTACTTCTAATCGTGCGATAATGATATGTAGTAAGAAACTTCGAGATAACTATTCAAGACCATTAACTAATCGTGATTGTTATTATCATGATGGCAGATGTGAGTTAGGTTTTAATTGTGAAAATAAAACTCATGGTGAATGTATTGATTTTGTTGATGATGTTTCTTTTACTAACCTTGTTCGTGAGAAAATCTTATCAGACCCCTTGTGGTGTGAGCATAATTGGGAGCAAATGTGTAGAGTCGATAAAGAGTTATTTGAAGCGATTTATGGAGTTAGTGGAAAAGTAATTAT